ACAATAGATGCAGCTCAGACAGGTATTACCTCTTTACTAGCTACAGATATTAAAATAGGTGAAGATGATGAAACAAAAATAGATTTTGAAACAGCAGATGAAATACATTTTTATGCTGCCAATGCTGAACAAGTGTTTGTATCAGATGGTGTTTTTGGACCACAGACAGATAGTGATGTTGATTTAGGTACAACAGGTGTTCGTTTTAAAGATGCTTATGTAGATAGTATTACAGTAACAGGTGAAGTAGATGGTGCTTCATTAGATATTTCTGGTGATGCAGATATTGATGGTACTTTAGAAGCTGATGCGATTACTGTTAATGGCACAGCTCTTGATGAGTTTATTCAAGATACTGTAGGTGCTATGGTATCATCTAATACAGAATCAGGTATATCTGTAACTTATCAAGATGGTGATGGAACATTAGATTTTTCAGTTTCTGGTGGTGGCACAACAATTAATAATAATGCAGACAATAGATTAATAACTGGTAGTGGCACAGCAGATACCCTTGAGGGAGAAGCTAATGCCACATGGAATGGAAACACTTTAGCTTTAACAGCAGGAGCAGGAAATACTGGTATATCTCTTACTGATGGTTCCACAAACTATGGTTTTATCGGTGGTGGTAATGCTCTAAAGTCTGGTGGTAGTGCTAATGACTTTTCATTTAGAACCGACACTGGCTCTATAGACTTTTACACTAATGGTCAAAATTTAAGATTTGCTATTGAGTCAGGAGGACAAATTTTTATGACAGATAATGTCACTATGGGAACTGCTACTCAAAGAGACAATGCTGTAATAACTGCTGTAAAAAGTGGCAGTAACTCTGATGCTTGTTTAGATATGGACCATGGTACAGGTGATGCCTCATTTTATAGATTTATAAAGTTTAGAAAGAAATCCGAATCTTCTGCTGTAGGTAGACTTGATGCAGATATAACAGGTAGTTCTATGACACTTGCTTTTGACTCTGATGGTAGATACAAAGATATTTTAGGTGATGCAGATGGTTTAAATCTTATATCAAAACTAGAGCCAATTAAATTTAAGTGGAAAGATGGCACAGGAGAAGGCTCACAAGGTTTTATTGCACAAGACTTTAAAAAAGCATTTGATGATGTTGGTTCATACGCAAGAGGTGTATATGAGCCCAAAGACGAAAGCAAAGATAAATGGCAACTTGACTATGGCACTCTTGTACCAAACTTAGTTAAAGCTATACAAGAGCAACAAGAACAAATAGAAGTATTACAAAACGAAATACAACAACTTAAAGGAGAATCATAATGGCTGTAAATTTTGAATGGGATGTATCAAACTGTGAAGTTTATCCTAGTAAAAGTGGTAAATCTAATGTAGTACATAAAGTGCACTACGAACTGAAAGGTGTTGATGATACTAATACAGACAGCAATGGTAAGAATTATTTTGCAGTATCTAGAGGTAGAGTTTACTTAGACACATCTGATTTATCGAGTTTTATAAACTGGTCAAGTCTAACTGCCTCTGATGTACAAGGTTGGGTAGAAAGTGCCATGGGTTCTAGTAATGTAGCATCCGTTAAGTCAGCACTAGAGTCAGATATAAGCAATCAAATAAATCCTAGCTCTGTTCACAAAATATTAGGTGGTTAATATGGATGAAAAAAAATTCTATGCAAATGTTTTACAGCTAATAGATGTCTCTGTAAGAAGAGGAGCTTGGGAAGGTACAGAGCTAGCTTTGCTGGCAGAAATTAGAGAAGAGGTAGTTATAAAATTAAAGAATTGGTCAAATGGTATAGATGTTCCAGAAAGTTCAAAAGAATTATCTGAAGAAAATAAAAATGAAAAAAGTTAGTTCTATGGAAAAAATTATTTCACATGAAAAAGAATGTGCTATTCGTTATGAAAATATAGAAAAACGTTTAGAAGATGGTTCTAAAAGATTTGATAGACTAGAACTTATGTTGTGGGGAGTATATCCTTTTATTGTAGGAGCATTAGTAGTAAGTAGGTATTTATCGTGAGTAGAGCAAAAAAAGTTATATCAAGAGTTGTAGGCAAGCTTAAAAAGGCTAGCAAGGCTCATGCTAATCAAGCTAAAAGTTTAGAGATGTTAAAGCTTAAAAAAGGTCGTAAAGCTAAAAGCAGAGTTAATGAAGCTGGTAATTATACAAAGCCTGGTATGAGAAAAAGATTATTTAATAAAATAAAAGCAGGCGGTAAAGGCGGTAATCCTGGTCAATGGTCTGCTAGAAAAGCACAGATGTTAGCAAAACAATACAAGGCTGCAGGTGGCGGTTACAAATAGTATATTCATAGATGATTTAGAAATACCAACATCTAAACATCCTGAAGTAAGAAAACTAAAAAAGAAATATAACAATCATTCTATACATGGTTATAAAATATGGAACTCTAGTTTAGTTCTTATAGATGCTTTAAAGAAACTTAACCTTAAATTTTCAGAAGACAATTTAATTTTAGACTTAGGTTGTGGCTGGGGTGTATTAAGCTCTTATCTTGCAATGCAAGGTGCTAATGTAGTGGGTGTTGATATAGATAAAAAGGTTAAACCATACTTTGAATTTATATCTCAACTAAATGATGTCTATCCTAAATTTATAAATGATGATATTTTTTCTAAAGATTTTAATATCGACTATGATTACTTTATAGCCTGTGATGTTTGTTTTTATAAGAAACATACAAAAGACTGGGCAAAGTTTATAAAAAGAATAACATCAGAAAATAAACAATTATTAATGTCAGACCCAGGTAGAGACCCTTTTTGGGAACTTCTTAAAATATGTGATGTGCCTCATATTATTGAAAGATATCACGTTAAAGAACCTAGAAAAGCTGACTCATATTTAGTTATATTCGGAGAATGAGATGGCACTCAAAAAAACACAAAAGAGTTTAAAAACATGGACAGGTCAAGATTGGACTACAGCTAGTGGTAAGAAGTCATCTGAAACAGGTGAAGTCTATGCTCCTAGAAAACAAATAGAAAGATTAAAGTCTAGTCCAGCAGGCAGAAGAAAATTAGCCGCAGCTAATAGAAAAAAAAGAGAGGCAACTAGAAAAGGTAAACAACACGCTAGACATGGTTTACATAAAGGTAAAAGAAAATAATGTATGAGTATAAGTTTAAATTAGATAGAGTTGTTGATGGCGATACTATAGATATTGTTATTGATTTAGGTTTTTCTATTCTGCATAAATGTAGAGTACGTTTATTTGGAATTGATACTCCAGAATCTAGAACTAGAGATTTAGATGAAAAGGCTAGAGGTAAACTTGCAAAAGACTTTTTATCTTTTTGTTTAGCTTCATCTGATGAGCACGTTATAAAAACTAGTGTAGATGGTAAAGGTAAGTTTGGTAGAGTTCTTGGCGAAATATATTGTGATGGAAAAAATATTAATCTTCTAATGATTGATAAGCATCATGCAGTTGCATACAAAGGACAAAGCAAAGATGAGATTGCTGCTGAACATTTAGTAAATAGACAAATCTTGATAGACCAAGAAATATACATACCAAGTAAATGAACATATAATCAAAAAATGATAGGAGGTAATGATGTTAGAATTTTTTGAATATTTAATAAGATGGGTACAGGTTGTACCTTGGCTTGTTATGGTTGCATCTGTGATAGCAGCTTGCACCGACACTCCTAAAGATGATGCTGTAATAAAAAAATATTACAGATTTATAGATTGGCTAGCTTTTAATATAGGTAAAGCTAAGGACAAGTAAATGCACGAAGACGGAAGATTTAGAGGCGATATGGACAGAAATGAGGTCGAGATGGACCTTAAGAAGTTCATGGCTATGGTGGAAGAGATAGGTGCTTTAAAAGATAAAATTAGAGATTTAGAGGATAAACGTAATGTTAACCCTCATCAAAAATGGATACATCTTGCGAGAGCCATAGACTCATGGCGTATTTTTCCCAGAGCTTTTTTAAGCGTCTATATTTTTCTATTGTATTATTCTACTATGTGGTTTATGGCTCTCGAAGAACCATCATTTGAACAATCAGGTTTAATATCAATAATAGTAGGAGCAGGTGCAGCATGGTTTGGTTTATATGCTGGTACGTCAAATTCATCAAAGGGGTTTAAAGGTGAAGATAACTAGATTAATTTTATTCTCAATTTTATTATGGTGCGGTAATTATTTACAGGCACAGGCTACAGGTACTTGTACTGCTGGTACAGAGTATTGTGAGGCGGTAACTACTTCAAACGATACCACTACAAATAATACAAATAACAATACTAATACAAATACAAACACGAATACCAATACGAATACAAATACTTCGACCTCTACAGCAACAAATACGAATTACAATACCAATAGTTCGACTGCTACTAACACAAATAATAATAATAATACATCGACTTCAACATCGACTAATACGAATAATAATAATAATAATTCAACTTCTAATAATACGAATACGAATTACAACAACTCAAACTCAAACTCTACAGTTAACTCAACTGTAGACCAAACTGTTAATAACAATACTACTACTAACAATACAAACACCAATTATAATGAGAGTAATTCGACTTCAGACAATACGAACAGGAATTATAATGAAAGTAATAGTAATTCAAATGTAAATTCTAATAATAAGAATTACAACGAAAATAATTCTAAGTCAGATAATACAAATAGAAACTACAATAAATCTGAGTCAGTACAAACTATTAATCAAAACGTTACAACCAAAGCACCACCTGCATCTGCTATAGCTCCTAGCATAATGAGTTATTCGCAGGACCTTTGTACAACTGGATTATCTGCAGCATATCAAGGACAGATATTTGGTTTCTCAGGTGGTAAGAGTGTCAGAGATGAAAACTGTGAAAGATTAAAACTTTCTAAGTATGTTTATGACATGGGCATGAAAGTAGCAGCAGTTGCTTTGTTATGCCAAGATGAAAGAGTTTTTGCAGCCATGTGGAAAGCAGGCACACCTTGCCCATACAATGGCAAAATAGGAGATGAGGCAAAAGCAGAATGGGTTTCTAATGCATGGGAAAGACCTGACAGAATAGAGGCAGAAGAAGATTTTCTACGAAAATGTATGGAACAAATAAATCCTAATTGGAGAAAAAGGAGTTGGGGTGAAAAAATTACATCACCTTTAAGTGATAAACCTTTTGCATCAAAATACAAAAGTAGGAGACAATGCTTAGACGAATTTTATGGCTAGTACTTATATTTTGTTTGCAAGGACATTCTCAATATATATACGAGGCTAATCAACCTTTATATCATTTACAAACAAATGCTAATGCTTTTCAAGGAGAGCTTGCATATGAGATTGTAGATGATGGCATTTCACCAGTTATAGACTTTTCTTTTGACTTTAATTTTTATGGTAATACTTTTGATTTTGCAAGAATAGCTACCAATGGATGTTTGCATTTTGGTTTAACTTCTACAGCATATAATGATTATTGTGGTGATTACACACCAGACCCATTACCTAGATACAAGAATACTTTATATCCTTTTTGGACAGATTTAATAAGAGATAATAACTCTAGAATAAAGTCCTATGGTGATAGTGAGAAAATGATTTTTGGTTGGTACGATATGCGAGAGTACAATCGTAGTGGTTCAGATAATAGTTTTGAAATAATATTATGGTCAAATCATACATTTGAATATAGGTATGGTGCTTTAGATATAATAAATCATGATGTTTTAATAGGTGAGCAAGGACCTGACTCTAACAAAATATATACATATTTATTTCACGATGAATGTAATACAGGCACAACAAACTCTAGTAGTTGTGTAAATACAAATTGGAACAATACATCTTTTAATACAACTTTAGAAAATGGTGGTTCTCTTTATAGTGATGGCTCAGACCATAGTATAGATTGTAGTAACCCTCTAAACGATTCTAGTTGTACTGGTTATGCTGAGGCATTATTAACTCAACAATGTAATTTATCTCAGTTGTATAGCACAAGTTGTCCTGACTATGATGAGGCTTATGATGAGCTACAATGTGAAGAAGACCCTCAGTATAGACCATTTTGTTCAGGCTATAGACAAGAAGACTCAGTAGCTTTCTTTCAAGAAGATGATATGAACTTTGGTGGACAAAGAAATGATGGACAACACCAAGATATGTTTGGACATGATGATATGTTTTCTAATGAAGATTTTTTATTAGGCGACCCTTTTGTAGATTTAAACATTATTAGAGATGCAGAAATATTTGAAGAGCCTTTATTAGATGAGCCAATATTTTTTGATTTCAATGATGATGGTTTTGCACCTATGAGCATAACATCTAGGCATGAAGACTTGCATAGTCCACATGGAGGAGGAGATGAAGTAGTGCCTTGGAATTTACAACCAGTCAGTCAAATAGCTCCTTTACCTCAGTATGATGTGCCAGAAGTATTAGCACCTTTAGGTGGAGATGTTTTATTAGCAGAGTTTATAGTTTTAGAAACTATAGTTGTTGAAGACTATAGAGAGCCAGAAACTTTTATTGAGTTTGATACTATTGAACAGTTAGACGAATGGTTTGAAAATGAAAGAGGCAGTAGAGAGGAAGAAGAAGTAGCACATCAAGAAAATGTACAACAAAGACCTGAAAGAGAAGAGATAGTTGCAGAACAAGAAGTAGAAGAAGTTTTAGAAGAAATAAGAGAAGAACAAGAAGAAATTGCAGAACTTGAAGAAGAAGTAATTGAAGAAGAAGAAATATTAGAACTACATGAAGAAGAGTTAGTTGCTGATAATAAAGACAGAAAAGCTATGAAGATGAATATTGTAGCTGACTCTATAAAGGCTGCAGCAAATAGTGTTAATTATGGTACACAAAGCTCTAACTCAGGAGGCTATGGTGCAGGTGGTAATAGTTCTAGTTCTACTGCACATTCAGGTTCTAGCAGTAGCTTTGCTGGTAGTTCTAACTCTACTAGCAGTTCACCAAGTATAAGTGACCAGATTGCATCTGCATCTGTACAGACAAATAATATATTATCTATGTCACAAAATTCTGGAGATATGTCAGGCACAGGTTCACAGATAGGTGGTAGCGTTACTACAAACTTAATACCTTTACCTACTGCAGATGGCGGACAAATGGTTATGGCTGAAGTACAGATAAATAATTTACAAGGTGATATTAGTTCTGCTACATCAGGAGTTGTATCTGCAAGTGAAGCTGATGAAATAGCTAATCAGATAATAGAAAATAATATTAAAAGTCAACAAGAAGAAATACAACAACAACAAGAAGAAACAGGTGAGTATGCTGACCAAACTACATTAGTAGCTTATTTAGGATTTGTTCCTGGATTTGATAGCTATAAAACTTTAGAGTTGCCTAAACAAGACACATGGTATGAGGCTAAAGAAATTTACAGTGACATAGTTATGAACGATAATATAAATGCCTTTTATGGTTTAGCAGGTAGTAATATAAATACTATGAATATCTTGATACAAGAACAACCAAACTTACAGGAGGAATAATGGATTGGTTTCAAAATAAAACAACACAACTAATAGCTTTAGTGTCAATAGTCGGAACACTAGCTGGTTTTGGTTATACAGGTGCAACCTATATAAATAGATTAGAAAATTTAGAATCTAAGATTGGTGGCATTAGTGATAATGAAAACGAGGTACAAATTATAGAAGAGAGATTTGTAGCTATAGAAACAAGCGTAGAGTTTTTAGAAAAAGAAATAGATGGTATAGAGATACCTAATGTTTCTGAAATACAAAGTGAGCTAGCTGCAATAAAAGTACAGCTTTCTGATTCTAAAGAAGACATACAAGAGTTAAAAGAAAAACTAAAAGACTTAGATAAGAATCCACTGGCTAATTAATATGGCAGAATTTTGGGAGTGGCTTAAAAGTTTATTTATAACTTACTACAAGTTAACAGTTAGTTATAATGCGACTTGGGGTGATAAAGACGACCAAAGTTTTGTAGTAAAAAAGTTTTATGTTAAGAAAGAAAAACATCTTAAATTTAAAACAAAAAAAAATGAGATAGTAGAAATACGTGGAGCTGAAGGTCTTAATTATAAAATAGAGGAACTGTAATGTATCAATTTTTATTTGCGATAATACTATCACTTTCAGGTTTGTGTTATTACATTTGGAATGAGAACGTAGTTTTAAAAGATAATAATTTAAAACTAGAGAACGCTGTAGCAGAACAAAAAGAAACTATAAAATCTTTACAAGCTGATTTTGAATTACAATCTAATTCATTATTAGAAATGACTTTAAAAAATCAAGCAGCAGAAAGAGAGTTGAATAGATACTCAGAGTTTATAAGAAACTATAAACTTACTGCTAAGATTTTAGAAGACCCAGTAGAAATGCAAAGGAAGATAAATAATGGAACTAAACACATTATGGAAGACATTGAAAAACTCAGTGGCACTGTTGATAGTCTTGATGATGGCTTGCAGTTGCAGTCTCCTTCCAACTAGAGATATACAAATACAATCTAAACCTGTAGACAGGAAGATAATACAACCTGTCATGCCTAGGGAAATAGATTTAAGAGAAGTTAAATGGCTAACGATTACTCCTGAAAATTTTGAAGAACAATTTGCAATCATAGAAGAACAAGAAGGCGAGTTAGTTTTTTTAGCTATGACAATACCTGACTATGAGTTGATGGCATATAATATGCAAGAAATTAAAAGGTACATAACAGAATTAAAAGATGTAGTTGTTTACTATAGAACAGTAACAACTAATGAACCTAAAAAAGAAAATGAGTAGCAATATGAAAATTTCAGAAGAGGGTAAAGCTTTAATTAAAAAGTTTGAAGGCTGTGAATTAAAAGCATATAGATGTCCAGCAGGAAAATTAACAATCGGTTATGGTCATGTTAAAGGTGTTAAAGAAGGTGATGAATGGTCACAGTCACACGCAGAACATATGCTCGATGTAGAGCTAGAAGAATACGAGGGCTATATAAATGACTACGTACAAGCTCCCTTATCACAAAGTCAATTTGATGCCCTCGTAGCCTGGGTTTACAACTTAGGACCAAGCAATCTAAAACAATCTACTTTATTAAAAGTATTAAATGCTGGTGAGTATGATGATGTGCCAAAAGAAATTAGAAGATGGAATAAAGCCAATGGTAAAGTTTTGGATGGTCTAATAAGAAGAAGGGAGGCAGAGGCTTTATTATTTCAAAATAAAGAATGGATAGAGGTATAAGTAATGGCATTAAGTAAATTCATATTTCAACCAGGCATAAATAAAGAAGGTACAAATTATTCTAATGAAGGTGGTTGGTTTGATGCAGACAAAGTTAGATTTAGAAAAGGTAGACCTGAAAGAATAGGTGGTTGGGCAAAGCAAACTGATAATTCATATAGAGGCACTGCTAGAAAAATTCATGTCTATAACACAATAGAACAAGATTACTATAATGTTGTAGGTACACATAAAAAACTTTATGTACAGCAAGGAGTTACCTTTCACGATGTTACACCTATAAGATTGACTACATCTGCAGGAGATGCAACTTTTGCTAAAGTAGCTGATGATTCTAGTTTAATTACAGTAACTGAAAATGGTCATGGAGCTACAGCAGGAGATAGTGTAACTTTTAGTGATGCTGTAAGTTTAGGTGGCAATATAGTTGCTGCTGTTCTAAATCAAGAATATGAAATAACAAGAGTATTGACAGATAATACTTATCAAATAAATGCTAAAGATACTAATGGTACTGAAGTTCTAGCCAACTCATCTGATAGTGGTAATGGTGGTTCTAGCACAGTTGCTGTTTATCAAATTAATAGTGGTTTAGATGATTATGTAAAATCTACAGGTTGGGGTGCTTCTACATGGGGTGGTCCTGCTTGGGGTTCAGCTACATCATTAAGTTATACAAATCAACTAAGGTTGTGGAGTATAGATAATTTTGGTAATGATACTATAGCTTGTCCTAGAGGTGGACCATTATATTACTGGGATGAATCTTCAGGTTTAAGCACAAGAGCAGTTGCAGCTAGTAGCAGAGCAGGAGCAAGTAATACGCCAACAGCAGTATTACAAATAATGATGTCAGATATAGATAGGCACGTCATAGCATTTGGTTGCAATCCTATAGGGTCATCTACTATAGACCCACTATTAGTAAGATTTTCTGATAGAGAAAATGCTGTAGACTGGACACCTACAGCAACAAACTCAGCAGGTGGTGTTCAGCTATCTTCAGGTAGTTATATAGTTGGTGCTATAAAAACTAGACAAGAAATATTAATTTGGACAGATGTAGGCATAACTTCCATGAGATTTGTTGGAGCACCTTTTGTATTTACTTTTAATGAAGTAGCTAGCGGTATGTCTTTAATATCACCTAATGCTGCAGTAACTATAGGAAACGTAGTTTACTTTATGGACAAAGGAGCTTTCTATGCATACGCAGGTGCTGCACAACGTATACCTTGTACAGTATTAGACCATGTGTTTAGTGACTTTAATGACTCTCAAGCATTTAAAGTTTTTGGAGCACCCATACCAGAACATAATGAAATCATATGGTTTTATCCAAGTGCTAATTCTTCTGAGCTTGATAGATATGTTATTTATAACTATTTAGAGAAGTCATGGAGCATAGGCACTACAAGCGATGGCTTTACAAGAACTGCTTGGAATCCTGCATACTCAGAAGATTTTCCATTAGCTGCAGGCAAACTAGATGAAACAGATAATAACTATTTGTACTACCATGAGTTTGGGCATAGTGCTGATGGTTCTAACTTTACTGCTTTTATAGAATCTGCAGATTTTGATTTAGACCCTGATGGAGAAAACTATATGTTTATTTCTAAGATAATACCTGACGTAGAATATAGAGGGTCTTCAGATACAGGCAATACAGTAAGCATTACTTTAAAAGGTAGAAACTATCCTCTAGAAAGTTTAACGAGCTTAGACACGATATCTGTAACTCCTAACACTACTTTTGTTAATACTAGAGCAAGAAGTAGGCAAACTGCTATCAGAGTAGAAAACAATGCAGATAATTTTGGTTGGCGATTAGGTGACTTAAGATTAGATTTAAAACAGGATGGTAAAAGATAATGGCAGAAAAAACTAATATCCCTCTACCATTAGCCTCTAGCGAATACGATGAAATGAATGAGGCTATAACTAGAAGAAATATAGAACAAGGCTTTCAAGATATAAATAGTGAAGTAGGTGCTACTAAAAGAATACAAGACCCTGTAACTTCTAAGGCTATACGTAGACATCAATTTTTATTAATGGGAGCAAAGCATGGCTGATAGTTTAAAAGTTTTAGCACAGCTTGACCCTGCTGCTACAACTACTACAACTCTCTATACAGTGCCTGATAAAACACAGACAACAATAAGTTCTATTGTTGCTGCAAATAGAACTGGCTCTGCTATAACATTTAGATTAAGTGTTCATGTAGCAGGAGCTGGAGCTGATGATAAACAATTTGTTTTTTATGATAAATCAGTAGCAGCAAATGATTCATTCGCTATAGTAATAGGCATGACACTAAATCAAGCAGATGTTTTGAAAGTGCATACTAGTGCTGTTGATATGAGTTTTAATGTATTTGGTTGTGAAACAACTGAGGAAAGATAATGAAAGATAAAAATATAGAACAGCTTTTTAATTTAGCAGGATATAACAAAAAAACAGACGATATAGATAGTGTTATATCAGACTTAGAAGAACGTATAGATTATGTCTTTGCCAAAGAAAAAGAGGCAAGAGAAGCTAGAAGTGCTTTGTTTGGACCAAGACCTAAACGTTTTATAGTTTCAGATGAAGAATTTTTAGAAAGATATCCTGTACGAGAAAAAGACTTATCTGTTGTACCACCAATAGCTGCAGCAGGAGCTAGGATGGCTATGTCTAATGAAGATAGAATAAGAAATTTTTATTTTGATGATGATAATAAACCTATAAAAAGTGCTCTAGCTGGACCATTTAAAAGAGCCCTAGGTGAAGGAGCACCAAATATTATAAATAAGTCTAGAGTAGACGCTATGCAAGAATTATTAAAAGTATTAAGAAAACAAAAAAATATAGAAAAAGAAAGTTTTCAAATGGGTGGTTTAACTGGTATGCAAGAACAAGTACAAGATGTAGCACAACAAGGTAGATTTGGTGACTCAACACTAATGCATATGTCTCCATTAGAAGTTGAGGCACTTAGAAGAACAGGTATGCTAACAGTTAATCCTATTACAGGATTACCAGAGGCATTTAAATTAAAAGACTATTTACCCTTTATAGCTTCAGCAATAGCTACAGCAGCAGGAGCTACTCCTTTAGTAGCTGCTGGTGTTACAGGTGCAACCACTGCAGCGACCACAGGTAATATACAAAAAGGTTTAACGGCTGCTCTTATGAGTTATGGCATAGGTAGAGCTACTAAAGGCTTAGGTGGAGAACAAATAGCAGATACTGCAACAGATGTAGCAGTAGAAGGAACTGATGTAGTTACTACAGCCACAATGCCACAACCTGTTCCAACAGTTACTGTTCCTTCATCTGATGTAGTTACTACAGCAGCAAGACCAGGTGCTAATATAAATTTTGGTCAACAAGCAGATGCTTTTGCTAATCTTCCAAACGAAGTAGTTACTGTAGGCACACCTCCTCCGCCTCCTCCAACTTTTGATGATAAGTTTGACCAATTTTTATCACAAGCTGCACAACCATCTTCCTTTGTACCTTTTGGTGTCGGAGCAGGTGGATATGGTGCTATACAATCTCAAGAGGCTTTTGAAAGATTTATGGCTAATCAAGAAACAGATGAAGAAAGAAGAAAAAGATTAGCAGCTATGTATCCTGAAAATGTTCCAATAGCATATGCAGATGAAGGTGGAGTAGTTAGATATTCAGATGGAACTAATTTAAATGGAAGTGGAACAGGTGGGAATCAAAATACAGCAGGAGCTAATTTGCTTCCAGTTTTTGAAAGAACAGCTAATCCAATAGCACCAGGATTTATGCCTGGATTTATGGGTGAGTATGATTACTTTACAGGAGGCAATCCTACAGCTACAGAATTACAACTAGGTATATTAAATAGTGATGCAGTAGGTGGTCCAGATGCATTTGTTATGCCTGACATACCTGTATTTGACCCTACACAAATGGCAAGCTATCAACAATTTTATGGAGCACCAATAGAGGCAGGTGTACCTATAGCTTTTAATCCTAGAGGACCTATTAATCCTTTAGACGTTCCTATATTTGGTCCTTTTATACCTGAACAATCATATGTACCACAACCAACACCAGCACCTACTCCAGCTCCAACACCTGCACCAACACCAGCTCCAACACCAGCACCAACCCCTGCTCCGACACCAGCTCCGACACCAGCTCCTACTCCTGCACCTACACCTGCACCGACCCCTGCACCGACTCCTGCTCCAACTCCAGCACCTACACCTGCACCTACTCCAGCACCTACGCCTGCTCCGACACCAGCTCCTACTCCACCTCCAATAATAGGAGGAGGAGGTGATAATTTACTAACAGATAACTTATTAGAAAGAGTAATTAAAAATATACCAGGACCTTTTATACCTGATATTGTAACTAAGAGTGAAGGTAAAGAATTAAAACCTATACCAGAAGATAATGAGGGTTTACCTAAATTACCTGAAGATGTGAGAAATAAAATGGGTTATATGCAAAGTGGTCGACAAGTAGAGTCAGATTTAGTAAATAAAGTTATAGCTATTATCTTAGGACAAGCTAGAGATAATGGTGAAATAGATATGTTTGTTGAAAAGTATGGTAGTGAAATGTTTCAAATGTTAAGACAAAGACTTTTACAAAGCGTTGATGTAAACCCACAAACACAAGGACTTATACAGGGTCAACCTAATGGTGGGATGAGTGATGAGATATTTGGCACTATAGCACCTAATCAACCAGTTGCTGTATCACCAGGAGAATATATTATACCTGCTGATGTAGTCTCTGATTTAGGCGATGGTGATACAAACTCAGGAGCTAGAAAGTTAGATAACTTTTTGAACAATGTTAGAGAAGAAAAAACAGGAAGTTTAAAACAAGCAGAACCTATAAAGCTTGATGATGTTATGAAAGGAGTAATGTGATATGCAACAAAAAGCAGTAAAAGAACATTCACCAGTGAATATTAAAGCACACATATCTGCTGTGCTACCAGAACATCTTCCTGTTGTATGGGATGATATAAAGTTTTTAATACATAGAGCTTGTAAAAGGTCTAATGGTAGACACACTATGGAAACTGTTTATGAGCAGATTGTTAAACAACAACAGCAGCTATGGATAATTATTAGCGAAGATACAGAAAAGATTATAGCTTGTGCTACAACACAGATTATGTCATATCCTACTGGATTAAATATGCTAGAAGTAGTTTTATTGGGTGGTAGTCAAAAAGAAGATTGGTTAATAGAAGGATGGGATATTTTAGAAAAGTTTGCTAGGGCAAATAATTGTTCTGGATTACAAGCTATAGGTAGAAAAGGTTTAAGATATTTAACAGTTAAAATAGATAAAGACTGGGAAGAAAAGGCTTATCTATTTGAGAAAAAATTTAAGGAGTATAAGTAATGTCATTCGGAGGCGGTGGTTCACAGCAACCAACAGATACAACAGTAACACAAACTAATTTGCCAGAATACGTTCAGCCGTATTTTGAAAGATTATTGCAAAGAAGTGAGGCTGAATCATTACAGCCTTATACACCTTTTGCAGGTCAAAGACTAGCGTACTTTGGACCTGATGAATTAGTAGCACAAGGTTTAACTAGAGGTTTTGGTTATAGCGGTACTAATCCAGAACTATTACAAGCTAGTGCTAACTTACAAGGCATGGATTTTAATAGACCATCAACTTATACTGCTGCATCGAATGTGGAAGGCTTTGCAGCACCTGAATTTGTTAAAGAAGATTTTGCTACTGGAGTTTCAAGATTTATGTCTCCTTATCAGCAAGCAGTAACAGACATCGCTAAGAATGAGGCAGTGCGAGCATCACAGATGGCAGAACGAGATATAGCTAATAGAGCTGCTCAAGCAGGTGGACTAGGTGGTTATAGAGAGGCTATTTTACAAGGAGAAAGACTAAGAGGTTTAGGACAACAACTTACTGATATTCAAACTAGAGGCAGTCAATCTGCTTTTGATAGAGCTGTTGCTCAACTGGGTAGAGAACGAGCCATTGATTTACAAGGAGCTAAATTTGATTTAGGCACATTAGCACAATTAGAAAAAGATAGACAAATGCAAGAGAGGTTAGGTCAAACTGCTTTTGATTTATCTAGTAAGTTTGGTATTGCTGGAGCAGGTGCTTTAGGAGATATTGGCAAAAGTATAGATGCAAATACTCTAGCAAGAATAGAGGCTTTATCAAAGTCAGGTCAACAGCAAAGAGCTTTACAACAAGCAGGTTTAGATATGGGTTATGAAGATTTCTTAAGACAACAAAACAGAGCAAGAGACCAGTTAGGTTTCTTTGGCGGTATGCTTAGAGGTGTGCCTGTTCAACCAACTAGAACAGTTAGCACTTATCAACAACAGCCTGGATTATTCCAATCGTTAGCTGGTTTAGGATTAGCAGGCTTAGGATTATATAGGGGATTATCGTGAGTTTAATTGACCAAGCACAAGAATTAGAAAGCGTAGCAGATGCTGATTTAGTTAGAATGGCAGGTATGCCTGATGGCAGATACCCACCATTTTTAATTATTTCAGAAATGCAAAGACGAAAAAAAATTAGAGCTGCTTATCAAGCAGATTTAAGTAAGATGGAAATGCCAACACAAAGTATTGCAGAAAGAGAAATAATGGAGTTTAGTCAAGGTGCTATGCCAAGTCAGCCTAGGGTCTCCTCATCCTCTAACTCTGGATTAACGAGCATAGCACCGAATCCTATGATGAGAGCAGCAGGCGGTGGTTTAACTCGTATGCAATTTGGTTCTGTTTTACCTTTTACAGATATGAATACAGAAGAATATTTAAAATATGGTTTTAATCCAACATTTTTTACTAAGGGATTATATAGTTCACAAGACCCTAACGTTGTTGACAATAGTAAAAATTTATATAACGCTTTTAACAGAATTTTATCAGGTGAATTTGACAGAAATGACTCAATGACACATGGTGGAACTTCGCTTTTCGGTCTCACAAACGATGTAGATAGAATAGCAGATGTTTTAGGCGTAGACATTGGTGGCTTAAGTAAACAAGAAGCAGGAGAGCTTCTTAGAAAAACAATGTTAGAAAATTATCAAGGTAATACTGCTGGTAGTAGTGGTGGTGGTGATATTGATATTGGTGATGATTCACAAGTTGGTGGTCTTCCAGTTTTAAAAGGAGGATTTAACATAACAGACCCAGATACGTTTGAAGATTCACAAGGTTTAAGTGCTAAAAAATCTGTAGCAGATAGAATTAAAGAATATGAAGAGGCTATGGATTTTACAAAAGTTTCTCCAGAAGAATTAACTGATGAAGATGTAAGTGAAAGATTACAAACTGAAGGATTGTTGTCGCTTGCTGGAGCTATATCTACAGGTAAGAATTTATCAGAGGTAGCTAGTGGCATTGCTGAAGCTGGTAAAGATATATTAGCAGAGAGAGATAGACTAGAAACAAAACAACTAGAAGGAGCTGCTGCAAGAAGAGCACAAGAACTAGAAGAAAGAGGTCAAGCTATTAAATTAATAGAATTAGATATTGCAGCAGATGCTAGTGATAAAGCATCAGATGCACAGTTTTTTGCTCTAGTTAATACTGCTATGAGTGAGATTATGAGTGCACCTCCTTCTGCAAGAAGTTTTGGCATAGGTATATTGGAGCAGGCTTTTAAAGTAAGAGGTTTTCCTATACCTGGTTTTATTAAAGATTTAGAAGTAGAAGATTTACCAGGTCAAAGATAATAAAGGATGAGTGATGGCTAGATATACATTACCTGATGGTAGAGTTTTAGATATAGATTTAGAACAGTTAAGTAGTGAAGATAAAGTTAATTTACAAAATTGGTTAGCAGAAACATATCCAGATAATTTTGATAGATATATAGAAAAAGATATACAAGGTTATACTGCAGAATTATTTAAAGGTATTCCAAGAGGTGGCTTACAAACTTTAGCTTCATCTGCAGAGGGTATAGTTAATTTATTTGATGCTGGTAATGATAGTGAAATAGGAAATTCTTTAAGAGCCTTTCAACAAAGTTTAAATGAAAATAAATACATAGGTATAGGCGAAGGGTATGAAGATGCTTTTGCTACTAAACTTGGTGCAGGTCTAGGTTCATTTGCATCATTTTTAATACCTGGTGGTTTAGCTGGTAAGATTGCAGGTCGAGCTGGTAAAGGTTTAGATATTGCAGCAAGAAAATCATTAGTTCAAAGAGCACAAACAAGAGGTGCAGCAGCAGTGGCTGTGCCTGCAGGTGTAGCAGAACAAGGCAGAAATATTGAAAGAGCTAGAGAGCTAGGAGAAGAAGTAGGCTATGGACAAGAATTAGTTTCTGAACTACTAGGTGGAGCAATAGGTTATACAGAAGTATATTCTATAGAAAGACTTTTACGATATTTACCTTCTGGTTATGCTCCAGTAGTAAATAATAGATTAGGCTCTGCTTTTGTATTAGGTGGGATGGAAGGTCTACAAGAAGCAACAGCAGGTCTATTACAAGATGCAGTAGCTAGAGGAATATATAGTGAAGAGCTGCCTATAGGCGAAAGTGCTCTTGATGATTTTACTGTAGGTGGTGCTGTAGGTTTTATTGCTGATTTAGTATTACGTAATCGTATGAGTGGTTTTAATTCTGACTACGTAAGAGAACAAGAACAAGAAGCAAGAAAGAGGAGAGAAGAACTTAAATTTGAAGCTAAAGAAATGTTTGAGTCAACTCCAGAAAGCCAGACTCCTGATGTAGACCCAAGAATAATTTTACCTGAATTAGAATCCAATCTAGATACACTAGATGCTAATAAAGTTTTTAAAGTAAAAAATCAAGCTGCAAAGGTAGTAGGAGATTTAGCAGTTTACAATAATAAAATTTCTAATTCAGTTACACCTGTTAAAGATAATTTTGGTATTGATTATGCTGAAATATATTTAAATGAGGTGTTTGAAAAAATTGAAGACAATATTAGAGCACGAACTGACTTAACAGAAGAACAAAGAAATAAATTAATACAAGGTGCTATCAGTAGTAAATCAAAAGAGTTAGATGATTTACTTCAAGCAGCACTAGACGCAGCACCTACAACTGCACCTGATGAGCCTATACAAAGATTAAATGCTTTTAATAAAGAACCTGTTAAAGAAAAACTAGAAATTATAGATAATCCTAATGGCACATTTTCTGTAGTAGGAGAAGAAAGTGCTAATGATTATGGCAGTGTAACTTATCCTGATTACAATACTGCTGCTATAGAAATGAGGAAAATTGAAAATAATATTGATAAAGATTTTAATACTCAAAGAATAAAACAGGCTTTATATTTACAAGGTAACTATGGTAATGGTACAGCAGCAAAAATTGGTAGTCTTGTTTATGATAATTTGTTTAATGATATACCAAAAACATTCATAGCAAACTTAGACTCAACTATAAAGCCTGCTAGAAAAACTAAAACAGATGCTGTTAAAGGTGCTCAACAAAGAATTAATCAAGGAATATTTGATGATATAACAGGTGAGAGACCTATTAGTGAGCAAGATATTGCAGCATTAAATCAGATTATTGAAGAAGGAGCTCAAGGTAATATACCTATCAAAGCACGTAAGATTCAATCAGATAGTTTAGCAGATAATTTTAATAAAAAAGTTGAAAAGCTTGGTCTACCTATAAAAGAAAATTATACAGTTGCTGAAGCTAAAAAGATTCTTAACAAAAATGACTTCAACGATTTGATGGCAGAGAGAGCTAGAGTTGTACATAAACTGTCTGTATCAACAGGAACTATATTTGCCAATCAAAGAAATCAAGACTTTATAGATAGCACTATACCAGGCATACAAGAAATTTTACAAAAGAAAAATATAGAAACACAAATTAGTGATGCAGGTTTTGAATATTTTGCTGAACAAGTTACAGGTGAAAAAAAATATTCAAAAATGAATCAGGGTCAAAAAGATTTATTAGCATCTAGATTAAAAGAACTACCAAGATTTGATGTTATTACTAAGTTCCCTGATTTTAGACCTAGACCTTATACTGTAAAAGATGTTAATGATTTCTATGTAAACAATAAAGGTAAAACAATTACTAATGAAATATTAAAAAATAATATTAAAAATAGAAATGGCAAAAACTTATCACAAAATGATATAAAAATATTACGACAAGATTTAATAGATAGTGGTCGAGCTGTAGTAGATAAAAACAAATTAAAACTTACATTTGATTTTGAACTGGAACAAGCAAGAAGAGCTAATGGATTAAATGAGTCGCAACAAGAGTTTAGAGAAAGACTTAGAAATACAACTGCTTTATCTGAAGAAGAAATAGCAAGCAGAGTACAAGCTAATGAAGGAGCAGATGCAGCCACCATAGAGGAAGGTGATTTAAAATTATTACCACCACCTGCAACTCTAGAAAAATTTGAAAGATTATTTGAGATAGCTAGAGGTCAACTAAATAAATTAGGTTTATCAGATGTAGGTTTAAAATTTAGCGATAGGCTTAGAAGTGCAGGTAATTTACAAGAAGTAAATGGCAAATTAGTATTTACTGGAGCTACAGAAGCAGGAGCTTATGACCCCAGTCTCAATAAAATATTTCTTTCTTTTAACAGTATAGACCCTAATGGCACACTAACAGAAAAAGAACTTGAAAGTAAAATTGCTGGGATAATGAATCACGAAGTAATTCATGCTTTACGTGAATTAGATTTGTTAACAGAGAGAGAATATAACTTACTAGTAACCTATGCAAAAAATACACTTAAAAGAATAAAAGTTTTAAATCCAGAAGGCAAAGAAGTTACACTTGCACAAGATATTACTGCCAAATATACAGGACCAAACACACCAGATTTAGACCCAGTTTCATTAGATGAAGAATATGTTGCAGAATTATTTAGAGTTTATGTAGCAAACCCTAATGATGTTAAAGGTAAGTCTAAAGGTATACTGAAAAAGATAGTAGATTTTTTCAAAAGTATTTTAGATGCTATTACAGGAGCAGGATTTAGAACACCTTTAGGTGTCTTAGAAGATATAAAGACAGGAAAAATAGGTAAAAGAGAAAGAGGAAAATTTAGGTCTAACAAAGATATTTTAGCAGAGCAGGTAAATCAAAATGTACCTGTTACTGAGTTAAAGTTTAGTATTGATGAAGATAAATTAAGAAAAGAATTAGATGACGCAGCCTCAGAATTATACACTGCTCAAAGTATATTAAGAGCAGAGGGTAATAGAGTTTCTCGTAGAAACTATGATGCCATGTATAAAAGATATCAAGATGCTAATAATAAAGTTATCTATCTTGAATCAGAGTTAGCTAAAATTCCTAAACAACTATCTCTTAAATTTGGTAATGTACGTAAAACAGGATTACCTCCAAAATATTCAATAGATAAAATTACTCCTAGAGACCCAGTTGTTGTAGAAAAAAAATTAACACAAGAAGAAAAAAGAAACATATTAGATGGTGAATTTGTTTATCATATAACTCCTACAAAAAATGCTAGAAAAATAGCAGAAGAAGGTTTTAATATTTTTGCTGACAGTAATTATGTAAAAGCAGGAGATGGCAGTAGATATCAAGACAGTCCTGGTGTTTTTGTTTTTAAAAATCCTTATGATGCTGTGGCTTTTGTAAAAAGAGTTAATTGGAAAGATGAAGATAATTTTTCCATGATAAAACTTAGGAAAGGTAATAGAAGATATGAGGCAGATAAAGCTGCTGACTTTCAGTTGTATCCTAATTTTTCTTCTAATACTGCAGAAGATTTAGGTGTTGAGTTAAATGAATTTTCTTTAAATCAATTAACAAGAGGTCAGGAAGATAAGTCTGGCAATCTTAGAACTACATATTATGTGCCTTCTTTACAAACTCCAGAACCATTTAAACCTGAAGATATAGTTGGTATTGTTACTTTTCCAGATATGGAAAAAGCTTTTAAAGACCCAATCGTAGATTTTCGTCAATACAATAATCATTCAGAAGAAAGTTTTAACAGTAATTTAGATAATCCTAGTCCTTTTGGATTTGCTAAAATTATAGATAACTTATTTGAAACAAGAGAAGCTGTAGAGGGTGCAGTTAAAGAACTAAATAAATTTTCACCTATATCACCAAAGTTTTCTAGAGGCACTATTACTCCAATAGAATTATTTGGTGATGGTAAATTAGAACAAAGAATACAAAGAGAATTTTTAGATAATAATAAAGAACTTACAGGTAAACAAATAGAGGATATCTTAAAAGATTTTGCTCTTAAACCTACCCCTAAAAGAAAATGGATTGGCACAAAAGAATTAGAGCAATCTATGAGAGATGCTTTAGCAAGAGGAGATGACCCATTTTGGTATGAGAGATGGGCAGATATAAAAGATGATATAGGTTCAGCTAACATTAATGAGTTTTCTGGAGTATTTGGTGTAACATCAGAACAGGCTCAACCAGAAAAGAATTTAAAAGATACTTTGCGAACTATGATTATAGCTAGACGAGTTGACCCTGATAAGAATCCTAAAAAATTTATAAACGAATTAAAGAAAGCTAACGTAGGTAATAAAGAACCTAGAAGATTACAAAGAATATTAGACTTTTATGAATTAGGTATTTTAAAAAGAGAAGAGACTGGTCAAAAAACTGCGACATATGGTTTAGAAATAAATAGAGCTATGCGTAATATGTTTACACCATTTAGTGTAATTGATAGACATATGCTAAGAAAGTTTGGTATTGATAGTGAAAAAGCAAATCAAACAGAATATAGAGTGATGCAAGCAATAATTGGAAATATTGCTAAATATAAAGGTAATAATTTTACAACCAAAGATGGCACACCTTTAAATTTAAGTTTGCCACGACAAGTGCAAGCTTTGATTTGGGCAGACCAAAGATATACAGGTCCTACTAGAATATCTAATGAAGGCTCATATGAGGCAGCAAGAAGAGAATCATCTCAAGAATTATCAGAAATAAAATTAATGAAACAAGATGGTTCATTTAATAGCAATAGACCTCTAAATGGTAAGTTTATATATGAGCCTGAGTATTCTACTAATATAAAAGATGACCCTATGAGCACAGAGGTTAGTAAGGATTTATACAATGCAACTATGAATCAGAGTCCTAGCCTAGCAATAGAATTAAAACCAGGAGTTGGTAGAGGATATTTACCACCAAATCCTATTGTTAATGGCAACCCTCTATCTTTTTTTGATTATAGAAATTTTCAATTAGATGTTTTAAAAAGTATAACAGATGGTAATCAAATAAAATTTTTACAAGATTTAGGCATATCTCACAGAGTAACAGAATCTGCAGGTTCATATAAAGATGGCTTTGCAGTGCCTAATTTAGTTATACAGTTTCCAAACTCTACAGCTACTGAGATAAAAGATTATGGCAGATTATTAGGAGATGCTTTCTTACAAGATGCTGTAGTTTATTTTAAAGCTTCAACAAGAGGCAGACAGTCTACTGGTGTTATGTTTGTTAAGCCTGATAACAGTTTACTAACACAAACTGAACTTAATGATTTAGTTCGTGATTTAAAAAACATAGACCGAGATTTTGATTTTACTTTACTAGCAGGACACAAAGTAGGACCAATGGTTTTAGACCCTAAATCTTTTCTTGAAGGACAACCATATGATAAAAGACAATACGCAAACTTCTTAAGGAAGTTAGTACCTTTAGCTAAAGAAAAAGGTTATACTTTAGAGAGTTTTAATGGTGACTCAAGTTATTTAGCTTATGAAACAGGACAAGAAGGAACAAGCGGAAGTGGATATTCCAACGCTCTTGAAAGAGTTAGGAGTAAAAGAGGCGGACTCGAATCATCCAGTTTACAAAGAGCAGCCCTTTCTAATCTTTACATCCCTATCTACAAAAAATACGAAAAGTTCGCAAGACAACTAGACGATTTTAATTTACCCCCACCACCATATACCCTACCAGGCAGTGCAGTAGGCAATCTTAATAACATAAATTTAAAATCAGCAGAGGCACGTGCAAGAGCAATAAAAGATAGAGAAGACTTATCTCCTACAACAGTTCCAAAATTTAACGAGAACGCAAATCCTTTAGCTCTAGCCATAGCTTATGATTATCAAGATGGCAAAATACCAGACGATACTCCACCAAAGATACCTCTTAAATATTCTAGAACAACAACTAATGTTCCAGAAAAATATGCAGAAATATCTAAGAAAGTAGGTGAGTCTGAGATAAAAGAAAATAAAACTTTTGGAGCAGCCATACTAGATTCTTTTGCTTTAACTGATGATGATAGTTCAGTAAATTTTTTAGACAGAATATATAAAGCTTTAGTAGATAGATTAGCTTTCGTTGAAAGAGGAGTTAAACAGTCTGTAGATATTTTAAATAAACGAGCAGAAGAAGGTGATATTGAGGCAGCAGAAGCACAAAACTGGGCACAAAGTGGAGCTATGCAACAGCTACGTCATACTGATAAGTCTAATCAAATAGTAGCTCAAGCTATGACAAAAGGACCTCCTGTAATAAAAAGAGGTGACAAAGACCTTGGGATAACAACTACTATAGATTTTAAACATGGTGGTCTAGCAGATATTTTTGCACCTTTATATGAAGACCCTAGTCTATTTCAAAATGAACAATATATGGGAGAACAGCTATTTAAAATACTAGCTGTGGGTTCTAGGTCAGAAACATTAAATGCTCAGGGTATAGAAGTGCCTTTAGATGAAGACATGATAAAGTTAGCACAAGAAATAAGAACTGACTTTCCTGTAGTTGCACAAGTCTATGATAGATATCAAGAATTTAATGCCAAGGTTATTGAGTTTGCAGTTGAGACTGGCATATTAGAGGGCACTAGAGACCCTGTTGATTTAGCTAGAGATATTGTTAAAGCTGCTGCGGAAAATGATATCCCTGGATACAAATTTAATTCTTTAAGAGAACTATCTTTAGGAGAGTTATCATCAATAGCTGGTGATTTAAACTCACAATTACGAGGAACAAAAGGTTTTGAGCCTATAAGAATAAAGTCTCAAGCAGATATGTGGTTAGAAAATTCTAACTATTATCCTTTCTATAGAAAAATGATAGATGAAACTATAGGAGGACCTAATGTTGCTGCAGGTATACTATCAGGTAATCCATTAAATATTCGTATAAAAGGCAGTAAAGAAGCATTAGAGCCAGCACCACTGGATGTTATTTTTAGAAACCTTCAAGCAATTACAAATGCTGCTATGAAGAATGAAGGTTTACAAAGATTAATGGAGTTACATAGACAAGCAGGCAGGGCAGAACTGGCGACAGCCAATACTCCTATAACTCAAAAAGTTACAGTTTATGAAAATGGTAAGAAAGTAGAGTATCAAGTAGCTGATGCTTTATTAATAGATGGACTACAGTCTATGAATATGGCAGATGACTCTGGATTTTTAATAGGTTTAGCTGCAGGAGCTTCTAATATATTAAGGGAGGCAGTTACTAGAGACCCTATCTTTATGGTTAGAAACTTGACTAGAGATAGTTTAGTTTCAAGAGTTATAACAGGCGTTGACTATCTCCCTATAATAGAAACATTTAAAAAATTTAATTCTGATATGACTGAATTGGAAAGGCGTGGAATTATAGGTGGTTATGATGCTGCAAGAGACCCAAATGATGCAGGTAAATTTTTCAGAAAATTAATGAAAAAAAGAAAGCTAGATGAATATGGGTCTTTAAATCCTTTTGATTCTGTAGTACAAATGTGGGATTGGTTAGGAGACCTGACTACAGCATCAGATGGTGCAACTAGAAATGTAGTGTACGAAAAAGTTTTAGAGTTAACTGATAGTCAGGCTGAGGCATCTTATCAGGCTCTAGAGATTATGAACTTTAACAGAAGAGGTAGTAATCCACTTTTTAAAATTGTTACCGCAGCTATACCTTTCTTAAATGCTAGAATACAAGGTTTAGACGTATTGGCTAGAGCACATAGAGGACATTATTCAGCAGTAAAAAAATTGCAAGGACAGTCTATTGATAGAAAAGAATTAGAGAGTGAAATCTTTATCGGCACTCTAACTAGAGGTATGTTTTTAGCTATGGTAACTGCATTGTATTATCTGTTTGTTTCTGATGATGAAGTTTACAAAAATGCAAGAAGAGAAACGAGAGATGATAATTGGTTAATACCATTAGGCAGAGATTTACCTGCTCTAAAAGTACCTATACCTTTTGAAGTTGGTGTTTTGTATAAGGTTATACCTGAGAGATTGATTGACTTAACATTTGGTGATGCTACGTTTGACCAGACTATGAAATCATTGTCAAGGCAGGCGATTGTCACGTTTAAAGCAGACCCTTTAGGATTTCAATTTGTCAAACCTATAGTTGAAGTTATGAACAACAGGAGTGCTTATTTAGGCACAGATATCATTCCCTTCTATATGAAAGAAGGAGTAACTGCACAAGCACAATACAATGCTAATACTACTGAATTTTCCAAAGGTTTAAGTGAGGCGTTAGGAAACGTTGGTATAGATATTGCTCCGATACATTTAGATTACCTTATCACTGGATACACAGGAACTATAGGAGTTTATATGTCTGCGGTTGCTGATGCAGTAGCAAAGCAAACTACAGGCGATGAAGTTGTGCCAAGAGATATAGAACGTCTACCTATGTTTAGGTCTATCTTGCAGTCTAGAGATGGCGGAGGACTTCTTCAAGAATTTTACGAAATGAGAAAAGAGAGCAATAAATTTATTGGCACAGTCAACAAATTAATTAAAGAAGGTAAGTCAGACCAACTGAATATGTATTACAACAACCCTGATGGTCTCTTACAAACTAGAGCAGAAATATTAAAGCTAGACAGATACATAGCACATATGAGGGATTTAGAGACAAAAATTAGAGCAGACAAAAAAATAACAGGTGAAATGAAAAAGATGTTAATAGATGAAATTAAAGCAGAAAAGCAAAAGAGATTAGCATATTTTTTACCTGATTTAAGAGACAGGATTACAGGCTAAATAATCTAGTCTCTTCATCATAGTCAGGCTCTTCTAGTTTTTCTAGCCTTGATATCTCTTTCTCTTCTTTGAAAGGTTTAAGTCTAAAGAAACCTTCATGCTCAGGATACTTGGCATGAAACATACGAGCATAGAAAGATATGTAGTTATTACTTATCTTAAACTCCCCACCTTGCGTTTCAATCTCTTCATTCCATCTTATGCGGTTGATGATTGCCCATTGAGAATAATGCTTTCTACCGCTACGTATAGCCTCTAGAGTGTAATCTCTAAAACGTTCCCATACTTTTGGGTTGTTCTTATGCCATTCCCACCATTCTTCTTTACGTTCCTGTAATTTTTTTTCGTAGTAACTAATCATCATACCAATCCCCACATAATATTACACATCCCCAAACGACATACTTATAGATTAATATAAACATCATTAATACTAATCCCCATTCTAAAAGTTTTTTATTTTTCTCTTTCACTTTCTTCCTCCTTTTCTAGACAGAGTTTACATACATCACCATACTGTCTGACGTAGTTCCTCTGCCTTGACCTGTACATATTTAAAGGCAATCGCCTGTCACACACTGTACAAACTTTACCCATTACTTCTGACTTCATGTTAGTTTTTTACCATATCCTCTGAGACCTGCAAAAGAACATACACCAGTGAATATTCTTTGCTGTGGATTTTCACTGAACTTCTCCTGAAAAAAGCAGATATTTTTCCACCTCTTTTAATAAGCTACTTTCAGAGCCATACATATCCTCAAATCTCTTCTTATACGGGTGTCTACTTATTGGGTGTTCTTGATTACCTTTGCGATGATGCTCGAAACATAAGGGTAAAACTTTGAAGTGGCAATCTTTTTTTGTCTTGCCTTCTACATGATGTATCTCGGCAGGCACGTAGCCTAAGCCACGCATACGACAGACGATACATCCTATCTGAGAAACTCTGTCCATGTGCTTTTTCTCAGCTTTGTTTGGTGTTCTTCCTTTTAGTGCCATGCTTTTTCTTGCCGAAGATACTATCCCAGTTTTTGTCTATCTTCTTTTTATTCTCAGGTCTTCTATTACTTCCTTTTGACATTACAAATAACTAGCAACAAATTGAATGAACTCGGTTAACATTTATTGCTAGTTAATCCTCCTACTCGTTAACGGCATATCTTCTACGTTCTTCTCTTTCATTAACCATTTTAGTTCGCCACTCCTCAAAGCCAACTTTAAGAGCATCTATCTGTAATTTTGTAGAGGAAAGAAACCCAGTAGCTACTCCTACTTTGAGCCTTGCCTGATACAATTTATCCTGTGACTCTGCCCAAACTTCTTGGGAGGCTACAGTCTTACAACCACTAGCACTAGCCTCTGTCTTTAACAGAGCCAAAACTTTCTGTACATCTGCTTTAGCTTTAAAGACTTCATACTCTGCCCTCTCAACAACAGGAGCAAGCTTTCTAATCCTGTCCATCCATAGTTCTTGTTGTTCATCCATTCTCTAACACCTCGTAATAAATTTCATAACATCTTGATTGCTCATATCGGATAGCATTGACGAAGTCAAAGCCATAATTAACATTTTCTTTTCGTATTCATCTAGTTCCGCTATCAGTTTGTCCGCAACTAAAAGTACATCTTCATCCTCCCTTGTTTCTACTTCCTCTGTACAACCTACTTCTTCAGCTTGAAAATCAAATTCCAAACCTTGTTCTACTCTCCACTCTGCATGGGCAATAGCCTCCTCTTCATTTTCACAATCAAGAACTTCTAGTTCTATCTCGGCAGTTACAATATATGTTTTACTCATTATCCCCCCCACATTGATAAGCCTCTAATTCATAGTCGAAATCAAGTTCTTCTATCTTCTTTTCTGCATAGGCAATAGCCTCATGTTCATCTATACAATCAAGTACTTCTACATCAATTACAGCACGTTTAAAAGTGACACAATAATCTTTCCTTTTATCTTTACTCATTTTTCCTCCTCTTCTTTTCTTTTGTTAAGTAAATTCATATATCTTGTCCAAAGTCGTCTGTCTGTTGGATGGACATTTCCACTCACTCGCCACCAATATTCATTCTCTCTCCAACCTTTGTAATATCGGCTTTCAACTTCAAACAACTTTTTTTCTATTTCTTCTACTGTTAGCCTGCTCATTTTCCTCCTCCTCAGTGCAACTCACTTTTCTTTGGTCTAAGATAACCATAATCAAGCATCTCTTGTGCAGTTCTACCTATTCTCCCTTGAAGTTTCCATGCCATATCAGTATCAACTAATACTTGCCATGCCTCCAAGACTTCGTATTCATCGTTAGGGTCTCTTAATCCCTCAACGATATCTATCGCTTTATTTACATCCATAGTCTTACTCACTATCTTCTCCTTCTCTGTTAAACCAAATGGCAAAACCTGTTGCCATTGCGGTAAAAATTAAAACCAATATAAAAATTACTACTAACTCAAAACTCATGTATCCCCCTAAAGAAAATACACCAGTGAATATTCTTTGTTCCGCCATGTCGCTTGAAAGTCATTTCACTCGCCATACACCAACTCCTTTATCTAGTTTTCTTACTGAAAACTTTTTGCCTGCGTTTCGATGTTGATATCTTAAGACAGTGTTCCTGATGATAAGTATCTCCATAGGTACATCTGTTTTAGACATGGGTATCTCAACCATCTGTCCTTTCTTCAAGGCATCTAGATTTATATCGTACTTTATTGGTCTACCTCTGCTCTTAGGCAAAGGTATACCATCTTTAATTTCGTATTCCACTATTTCTCCTTTCTTGCATTTCTTCTAACCTTTCATCCCTACGCACACCTTTGATGAACGCAAGATAGTCCATCAAAAGGTTGTGTGCAGTAGTTCCAAATCCATCGCTTACATTTGATATCTCTTTTATCAACCTATCGTAAGCAATTTCAAATTCGTAGAACGTTGGCTCGTCAATGTTCTGCTCTATATCTTGCACAGTGTTCTTCCACTTCTGATATTTAGAATGGGATTTCGTCTTCAAAGTTACTTCCTCCGCTTGACTCTTGTGCTTGTTGAACAGGCTCTTGTTTTACCTCAACGTTCTCTTTCACTGGTTTGTCTTTACTCTCCTGTAAATCCATCCTCAGATACTTATACTCATTCCCTTGTTTGGAAGTTCTATTCCAAAGGGCAATACGTACTTCGGGGTCTCCACCTTCCTTTGCGACATTGACTAACTGCTTTAATAAGTCTTTATTAAATTCTAGTTTGCCTGTCCAATCAGGTTGAGTATCCTTGTCCTTGAACTTATTAATAAAAATAGTTCCTTCAGTTTGTGGTTTCTGCATCGTTGTTACCTCCTTTAACAAAAACATCTAGCTTATCTATGAAAGCCTGTCTCATTTCTTTGTAGACATCAGTAAACTTTTCTTTCATAAACTTACCATCTTCACTTTCACTCCATGCTTTCCACTGACCTGACACAGAGTCCTTGTCTTCAAGAGCATCTAAGATAGCCAACAAGCCATCCTTAACTAGATTTGCTCCATCTAACGTGCCATCCACTTTCCAATCAACAGTATCTTTCTTTACTGGTTTCTCTTCAGCTACTGGCTTTACTTCTTTCTTAGGCTCTGCCTTTGGTTTGGCTTTGGTTTCTTCCTTAACCTCTTCTCTTGGCAAATCCTCACCCGCAAAGATGTAGTGACCGAGACCAAACATAGCCAAGCATTTTACTAGACACCTCATTTTAGTATCGCTTACTTGCCTAGAGTTTGGATTAGCTATGGCATTGTTCTTATAGTCCATAACTGGTAGCCACATTTCACGTGAGCAATCTCCTATCTGCACCTTGCATATAACCTCAGCAGTACCATCAGGATACTGAACGTAAGGTACTTTAGTCTCAGGTTGCACATAGAAATTGTAAGTAGCATCAGCAAAGTGTTCTTGAATAACACCCCATGCCCATGCCCATGAAAGATAAGTTAGACCCATCTTTTGTTCTACCTTATCGTTACAATTAATAGCACTCAAGGTATTCCATATAGTCTTATAAGTAATTTTATCACTCATATACTTTCTCCTCGTCACATCCTTCTGAAAGTTCGTCAAAATCTAAACAGGATAAATACCCATTAACCACTACGAAATCTTCGTATGTCATAGGTTGAATAACTACTACAGATATAAGTCTTTGACCATCCCAGTGAGACTTCATGTGGTCGTTCCATTCACAGTGATGGTAATTCCAGTCAAGAATTAACTCTTCATACTGTTCCCACTTTTCATCGTGAGCATTTAAGTCTTCTGCTGATGATACTAGAAAAGAATCTGTATATTCATGGCTACCATCTATGCATTTCGTTTTTACGTAAAAGTAGAAGTTTCCTTCTACATTATCTTCTACATTATTTTTTGCATCATTCATTAACATCCTCCGAAAATTGATTACAAAATTCAGCAACACCACAGTAATTTCCTGTGCATCTTATACACTCACCAAGTGAATGTTCAATGCTCAAGTCCGCACTGGTGTCACTATTTACACAATACTTTTTCGCATCATTCATAGAGTCAAAGACTCGCAATGCAGTCTTCCTACCCTTTTTCATTACACGAAAAGTATCATTTCTTTTCCACCTCTCTGCATCATTGCAAAGCGGAGGCTCTTCCCCCATCTGCTTAAGCACTTCTGCTTGCTGATGAAGGTTGACTCTGTGTTCTATAAATTCTTCTTGTTTTTCTGTTGACCACAAAGGTATCTTGATAGTGGTTATCATTGACTCAGGGTAATCTCCACCTCTTCTTTGTAGTTCTCTTTTGTTCCAATCTCTTGCCAACGCAATGATATTACACTGGTGAATATTCTCTCCAGTATTTTTCCAATACAACCATGCGTAACAGTTGAGTTGTTGTTCCCATTCTGATTTGCCATCTTTCAATGCATTGATAATTGTCCACACTGAAGTAACTTTCAAATCCTTTAATGTGTTGTCTGCTAGAGAAAGGGTGTCTGTCTGTCCGCTTATAGTCCATCCTGATACATCTGCAAATAGCCTTTGCTCAGTTATGGTATCTTCATAGCTTTCGTTGGCTCGTTCCATAATAGTGTGTATGCTCTGCCCTAGTATCTTCCATACTTCATCAGAGTAATCTGAAGTTATCTTATCTTTATTTATATCTTGCAAGACTCTAATCCTCGGTGGTTGTATTAGACCTGTCACAGAGATATCAGCATTACCTTTTGTGTAATCGTCATTCTCTATTGCTCTAATAATTTCCACAGGTATGTTGTACTTGTTTGTATACTTAGGCATTTCTAGAAGTCGAACTTCTCCCTTTCTATTGGAGTGCCATAATGATAGATATGTTTAGCTATCCTATAGATAATCATCTGCGGACTTAGTCCTGTCTTTCTGTGTGTGCTTGACACACTTTCTTTAGATAAGTTCTTGATGGTTATATTGCCCTCTCTAAACCTATCATAAGTTTGCTCATGCTCTGCTCTAGTGATACCACTTTTCCATCCGCCTGTTACGTAGTTAATAAGTTGCTCGTTATCTCTTAGTAACATACCTATTGCATCTAGATTGTGATACTTATATCCCCAAAGAACTGACCAATTAAATTCAGACTTTTTAGACTCAGTGCTTTCATCCTCTTTTGTTTGTTCGCTTTGATTGAGTTTCTTGATGGTCTGATATTGTTTTTTAATTGTCTTTTCTTTTTTGGTTTCAACAGGTTTGCTATCGTAGTCTTGGATTACCTCTGACCTTAAGACTTCAGTTGAGCCATCAGGCAGAATTAATCTAGTGACTCTCTCTATCGTAGTGTGAGTATGTCCTTTGATAGACTTCCAAGCAGTCCTATCTTCTAGTTGGTTAGGAAGTACAGGTATTGTTTCCTGTTCATCATTTACATTTTGCAGAACGACAAAGACTATGTTTTGTCCATTGACTTTATCATCGTATATTTTTAAAACCTTATAGATACTTTTGCTTTCATCTGTAAGATTAACGTACAAACCTTGATGGTTTGCTTTCTTGAATTGGCTTAGAATTTTATTATTCATAACAATAAATTATGGATGCTATCTTTTTAAATGTCAAATTAATGTTAATTTAATTTTATGTTAAATAAATGATTGCTTTGTTAGAAGACAGTGTTATTATTGCAAAGATGTGGAGTAGGAAATTAGAGATGGCTATACTTAAACAAGCAGTCAGAGATGTGGCTAGCAAAGACAGTAAAGTATCTTCTAAGGCACTATTATACTTTTTTTCCAAGGACTTTGAAAACTTTTGTGACGAGCATGAACTAGATGGAATGTTGGTTAGGAGGAGCATCAAGAAGATGTACAGATACCCAAAGATTTCTAGACAGAAAGTTGCAAATGATATTACAAAGTTGATAGATAACTTGGAGTAGTAGATACCACTAGTAGTTACTACTAAGTTTAATACCTAGATAGTAACTACTGTATGTAGTAACTACTAAAGAAAATAGAGGAAAAATTATGATTGTCAATACTGAAATTGAAAATGTAGCGAGGAGATTAAACGTAGGTCAGCACAAAGTAAAATGTCCTTTGTGTCAAGACCAAAGAAGTAAACATAAAGGAGACAAGCCTTTATCTTTGAATATAGAAAGTGATAAGGTTGTGTTTAATTGTCACCATTGTGGAGAGAACGGAGTAGTATTTAACGATAACAAAGCAGTGTCTGTAAATGGAAAGAAAGCACCGAAGAATGTGTTGAAGTCTGTGCCTGAGAATAATGAGACAGGCAAAAGTGCAAGTTATCTTGAGTCGAGAGGCATAGATATAGAAGTGGCAAATCGGTCTGGTGTTTTGTGCGTTGATAAAGAATATTCACCAGTGATAGGTTTTAAGTTTGCTTCAGACGATAAGGTTGAGGCTATTAAGTACAGAAGTGCAGATGATAGTAAAAAGTTTTGGTGGGAAGGAACTGCTCACAAACTGTGGGGTCAAAGTTATAAAGATGAAAACCTAAAAAGCCTAGACGATACAGTGGTAATTACTGAGGGTGAGATAGATGCTTTAAGTATACTCACTGCTTTCAAAGACTATGCTAACTTAGATGTTTACTCTGTACCGAATGGTGCACCATCCAAGATTACAGATAATAAAGTAGATGCCTCAGAAGATGGAAGGTTTAAATACGTTTGGGAAGACCGAGAAAAATTTGAGAACAAAGAGAGAATAATACTTGCTACTGATAGCGATGTATCAGGAGATGCTTTAGCTGATGAACTCTCAAGAAGAATGAACAAGGCTAAATGTTATAGGGTAGATTACAAGGGATGTAAAGATAGTAATGAACTTCTTTTACAAGATGGTGCAGAAGAACTTCGCAAACAAGTCTTGTCAGCAGAGCCAATACCTTTACATGGTTTAAATAATATAGACCACTACTCAGAGGATTTTCAAAGCTTGTATGACAAGGGTATGCCGAGTGGTATCTCCACAGGTTTTGCCAGTGTAGATGAACTTTTTACTTTGGCTACAGGAAACTTGTACGTAGTGAGTGGTCATGCAGGTGATGGCAAGAGTGCTTTCATAGACCAACTGGTAGTGAACATGGGTAAGAACTATGGATGGAAAACTTGTTTCTGTTCTTTCGAGAAACCACCACAACTTCATGCAGTACAACTCAGTCAGATATTATCAGGCAAACCTTTCTTCGAGGGTCTTAATACAAGAATGACTCAAGAGCAAAAGGATGATGCTGAAACTTGGATTAGAGAACACATACTCTTTCAAGATTACATAGATGGAGATATGCCTACGATAGAAAAGATACTAGAGAAAGGAGCAAGTGCAGTGATGCGGAAGGGAGTTAGGGTTTTAGTTATCGACCCATTCAACTTTATACAAACAGATAAGCAGTATGCATTAGAAACAGATATGGTTTCGGATATGCTTACCAAAGTGCAACTGTTCGCAAAACAACATTCTGTGTTAGTCTTCTTTGTTGCCCACCCCACAAAGCCGATTATCAGGGATGGTAAGAAGAACGTCATTACTGGTGTCGATATAGCTAAGTCTTATGCTTGGTTTAGTAAATGCGATACAGGTATTACAGTTTATCGAGGGCAAGAAGGTGTAGAAATACATAACTGGAAACAACGTTGGGGATGGCATGGTAAAACAGGTCATGTTATCATGGACTACAATCCTATTAATGGTAGGTTTTTAGAGGCAGAAGACAGAGAAGATGACTTCGATTGGGAATTTGAATAATCTATACTACAAAGATGTAGGGTCTAGGTATCTCCATAAAAGAAACAAAGTAGGTATCACAACCATCGGCAGAAGTAAGATGGCTAGAGCAATGGTCTATGACCAACACATCATAGACCGACTTTATCTCAACAAAAAAATCACAGAGTATCAACACAATGTCTGCGACAGATATCTTGGCATGATACATTCGTCAGGTGCATTTGTTTCAACTCCTGCGTTAGAAAGAATATTCACTAGTGGCTGTTCTTCTACTACGCCTAGGTCAGTGATACTCATCAAGGTGCAAAGAATGTTAAGAAAAAGATGCGGTAGAGAAACAGAGAAAAGGTTTTGGAAGATAATGACTACCAACAACAAGAAACCTAACGATGTAGATTTACTCGTTGTACAAAAGTGTAGCGAGGCTCTGCTTAATTATTGGGCAACTGACCTTAACTCACCTGTGACTTTGTTTCAGCAAGCGATTGCAAACCCAATTTAACTTCCTTCTTACTAAGACTAATACCTTTCCTATCAGCCTCTTCATGTATCATGTGTATGATTTGTTTGGTTAAACTTCTGTTTTCATTCTCAGCCAAGGCATGAGCAAGTGCTTGTGTTTCTTCTGAACATCTAATGAATAGACTCTTCGCCATCTTCTTCCTCCGAAATTACTTTTAATTTTTCTTTGACTTTGCCTATCGCTACACTCTCCCTACCTACTTGAAAATACTTTCCTGTTTGCAAAGTTTCTATTGCATAAGCTAAGGAATGTTCGTTAGCCAAAAGGATAGGATTATCTAGTAGAGTAATTGCATAGGTCATAGCCTCTTCCTCAGTATCAAACAACCATACGTGATGTTTCCACTCGCCTACCGATGCATACTTGTCTTTAGTATCCATGTCAAAGGTGTGTCTGATTACTGCATACATAGAATTAGTATAATGCAAAGTGCTATCTAAATGAAAGTCCATTGTGGGCAAAGAGGACTAGCCTTCGATTAACAAGTTTGACAAGGAATAAATAAAAAAAATCAGTCAAACTCTTCCCTAAGAGTCAGACAGATTGTCAGTCTTATTATGGAGGTCATACAACTATACGACTAGAAGGTATGACTATGAAATACAAAAAAATGATTACACTACTTTTTTGGTATGACAATCTGTCTAACAATAATTAGGTAGTCGCATGATGGTTTCTAACACTTATTTGCATTTCATCCTTGACTTCCCTCGTCACTCCATATCCCCGAATTAAATCTAGGATTTATAATGGTGCAGACTTCAAGATTTTATAAAGGCTCATTACCTACCTAAACTAAAAGCAAGGCGTTGTTCATATGCTTTTTAATCTACTGACAACCTAATGTCTTCAATCTCAAGCAAACGAGGATTTATACTTTAATACCTATCCTGTTCTCCGATAACCTTACAACAGTATTAGTATACACATTGATAGCATTTTGCCAAACAATTTCCTGAAGAAGATGGAAGAATTTTTCAGGCTGGGATGAATATATTTTGTCAGCCTACAAATAAACATACACTGGTGAATATTCTCTTGATATAGAGCTTCAGTTCAGGTAAAATTTATGGAGTAAATTTTATTTTGAACAAAAAAAAAGGCGGTGACTACCGAAGTAATCACCGCCTAAACACAACCTCAAGTCACATTAGATTTATAGAACTACAACCTTCTCGCTATACTCTTTATCCCAAATAATATTGCTACAAACATTTTGATAATGCTTTCCTAATATCATTTGATTAGCAAGACAAATTACAGGGTCTGAGTAAGACAACATCTTCTCAGGTTTTAGTAATGAGTATCTGACAATCTTGTCAGCAGATATCATTCCTTCGTGGCAACAAGTACCTAAAAGAGCAAGGCTTTTCTCATAGAACATTCTATTCTTTGAGTCCATGTGGAACTCATAAAGATTATCTTTAAACCACAACGTTCTATCTTCCATACTCATTTCAGAAAATCCTATAGGAAAATCACTGTGCCAGTTTGCGATATCCAAGTCACCCAATTCGTAACTGTCAGCATACTTAGAATTATTTACTTGTTCTAAAGCATCTTCGTCAGGAAATAAATTCATCATGCTTTCTTCATCAAATTTTATTTCCAAGACTACAGGCTTATCATCATCATCTTCTAAGCTTGCAAGACTATAATAAGGTGCATAAGAATTAGTTAAGTAAACCATATTGTCATGCGACTCATTATCATCCCAGTTACTTTTACCACTAAGTCTTCTTGGCATAATTCCATCTTTCAGTATTGACTCAAGCTTGCTAAGGCTTGTGCCATGATAGAGTAATAAATATTCACTAGTCATATTTTATTCCCCCACAATCTCGATAATTTTTTTCAAGACTTCTTTGTAGGCACATATGTTACCTTCACAATACCAACTCTCGTCACGACTATCAGACTGACCGAGAGCAATCTCAGTAACGTGTATTTGGTTATCAACCCAACCCGCTAAAAGTTTCAGCTTGGTTTCTTTTTTAACAACACTAGCCATAATAAACATCACCTCCTAGTGAAAGCATAACTAAAAATAATACTGCAAATCCGCCAACAATTATGACACTGCTAACGACATAATAAATACACTCTAAAACGAAAGCGATTTCGTCAGAGTACTTCTCGATAAAATCTCTTGTAGGAGATTTTCTTCTTTCCCAAAAATTTCTCATATTACCTCCATGATTTTTTTGGTTATCTGTTTCGACCCTTTTGGGTCTTCATCAGTAGGAAATACACATTTCCTAGACAGAACTCTAAAAAACGAGGCTCTAATTTAGCCTCTAACGAAAAGTTTAGGGGTAAGCAAGGGTAAGGCATACCTAAATATGCCCTACCCTCATAGCTTAAACTAGTAAGCATCACTAGTATCTACGTAAATCAACTCACCGAAAGGTATGTCTTCCCTTTCTCTAGACTCGTTTCTGTAGACCCACTTAGAAGTGATACCCCAAAAGACAGGGATATCAGGCTCTAAGTCTTCATCCACGTAACACTCACCATCAGTGAAATATATCAAGGCATCAATATCTTCATCATCAGTGAAGTCATTAAGAAGATTAAACACTGGGTCAAACTCTGTACCACCTCTGCCACGAAACTTCATATCGATAGTCTCGCCACTGGCAATATCAAATCTATCCCACCATTCATCAGTCTCAGGATTTTTACGAACTGTAGTATCGCAATAACAAACTAAGACTTCATCAATACCTATCTGCTCACAGATTGATTGAACTTCTGCTCCAAAGTAATTCAACTCATGCTGACTTACTGAACATGAAGTATCAACTGCAATAGCAATTTTCTTGATGCGAGGCTCTCGCATTTTGCTAGGCAAGTTAAGACCACTCCACTGATATCTGCGGTGAGGTCTAGACCAAGTAGTATCATTAGAGATATCGGTAGACAACAAATCAGTAAGGATATCGACCCAGTTAGTTTGAGCCTCCTTAATTTGTGTCAGCCTATCTGAGACACCGCTTGTGCCATCGCCACTCATACGTTGCATCATATCGCCCAACTGCATTGCTCTCTGAACATCAGACTCTATCTCTTGGATATCTTGCTCAGATAGAGCCTCACCATCCTCACCAGTAGGCATTATGATTTCTCCTTGAGATACAGGGATAGCATCATACTTATCTGTGCCATCTTCTGCATCTTGCTGTGAGTCATCAGTAGAAGAATATTCACCAGTGTCATTTCTTTCCGACTCGTCAGAGCCATCAGAATTTCCACTGTCATTTTCTTCCGAGTCAGAGTCACCATTCTCTTCCTTCATTTGATTGATAGCATCTTGAAGAGCATCATCATCATTATCAAGAATGTGATAGATTTTCTCTGCGGTCATGTGGTCGTACTTTTCATCCCACAAACCACCTTCGGGCAATTCAAAGTCTGTGTGGTCATAGATGTAATTGTTGATAGCATAATCACAGGCTATGTTCCACAACTTGTGATTTCTGTTACCCATCCTAGTGTGATGTAAAAGTATGACGTGGTAGCCCTCATGTAGAAGAACACCTTCACACTCTGCACCAGTAATCTTTAAAACAAAATCATCAGAGTATTTGATAACTTTGCCATCGGTACACATAGTCTCGATACTATTGTCGCTGACTAGAGGCAGACGTAGAAGTATCGAAGATATTCCTACGTCTTTTCTCATGCATCTAGCTAGAGCATTTTGTATTTTTGTTCTAGCTAATTCTGATTTATCTGTGACAACACTAGTCATTTTCACCTCCCTTGAAGGCATCAAAGAAACCTGACTTAACAGGGTCAATGGCATCACTGATATCTTGAGCAACTTCTTTCCTAGCCTTATCAGACTTATCATCATCTGCTCTAATATCATCTACAGAATTTAACTTAACAATAACACCCATAAGCTTTTGGTGAGCCTGAGTAATGGTCTTATCATTACCGCATATAGCCTCATTAAAAGTAGGCAGTAATCCCACTGTATCCTTGAACAAATTCACAGACCCATCCTTGAAGAAACCGCCCTTCCTTTTATTCTTAGGGTCATAGTTTTTTAACTTCTCGGATAAGTGTTCACTTTGCTCAATCAGGTTATCGACTAACTGCTGAACACAAGCTTTAGAGTTAGACTCTTGTAGCCTAGTAACGTCAGCCTTCATCTTCTTAACAAGACTAGATGATGCTTTAACTCTGACATCATCTATGGAAGTAGCATCAGGCACTTGAGCAGTAGACCACTCAAAACGAAACTTACTTCGAATATCATCAAGGTCAGGATAATCATCCTCGTCAAAAGCATCACCAAGAACTTCTTTTGCTCTCTCAATAAGCTTAGGATAGTCTCTGATAAAACCATCAACTTCTTTCCAAAAAGTAGTCTGAGATTTCTCCATTGCCTCGTTCAATTTATCCCAGTGTTTGTTAGGACATAATCTCCAACCACTGACGAGTCTTCCCTCGTAGTGGTCAAAGCTTGTATCAGACCAAGGCAGAGTAAACTCCTTCATAGGCTTTCTCAAAGTATCAACACAAGACTTCCATTGTTTCTTGTGGTCACTACCTACGAGATACTTTTGCACATTGAATGAACTACTCTGAGCCTCGTAGTCTTCAGCGAGAGTTTGACGTAACTTAGGGTCACTTTTAATGCCACTCCAAGTCTTAGTCTCAAGACGTACCAAGGTACAATTTTGTGCTATTGCACTAACGTTTTTATCTTTATTTTTATTGGTCATTTTTCCTCCTTACCAAAATCAAATTCAACGTTAACGTTATCTACTTTGAACTGAGAATATGTCTCAGTCTCAATCAACTCTTCTCTTCTTGTGACTAATTGTTTCACAAAGAAGATTGAGAACTCAGGGCTAGCACTTTGCTTTACATAGGCTAGAGCATTGTCAAAGTATGCATAAACATCTTTGTCTTTAGCAGACAATATTCTCTGTGTTAAACCAACACAAAGAGCATACATAAGACCGCCATTGCCCTCTTCAATTTCAACCTCCTTACCATCAAGAATATCTTGTAGGTTTGGAAGGTCTTCACTGAGCCTAACGAAGTTAGAAAACTCTATGGCATTTTCTTCACCTATTGTGGTGCAACCAAAGTCTTCCCATAACTTTTTGTCAGCAACTTTTATTGCATTGCTAAAGTTAGTCCAAGTCCTTGGAGAACTTTGCGGAGCAATAATTTTTGGGTCAAACATATTTAGTCTCTCAGGGAACTGCTCAATAAATGCACAGACCCAAGGTGAGACATCATTCTTTGTAGCCCAAGCTAACCAGTCATTAGCACTATGCTCAAAGTCAATAGTGAATACTCTACCGATAAGGTGACTAGGCACTTTAGAACTGCCTGCCCTATCCTCGGCTCTGTTACCTGCAACAACGACTTTCCATCCATCAGGCAACTTGTACTCACCAAGTCTTCTTTCATAAAGCAACTGTCCACTGGCAGTTTGCAAACCTAAGTTTGCCTGAGCAATTTCATCCAAGAATAAAATGCCCTCACCACCTGTAGGTAAGTTACCTAGAAATGCTCTCTTTTGTTCACCAGTATCTTGATTGATATATGGCAAACCACTTAAGTCAATCGACTCGTAGTAAGAGAGTCTAAAATCAATAAACCCAAACTCTTTTTTGTTTGGATTAATTGCATCTTCGCCTTCAACAATCTTGCGACCTTTTGCAAGTGTCTCAGCTATATCTCGAACAACTGCTGATTTACCAACACCTGTTCCTCCACGAAAGAATGGCACATTGCCAATCTGTAAAATAGTAAGAGCCAATTCCTTAGCCTTACTTGGTATAAATGATTTCATATTTCATTTCTCCATAGTTACCGATTTCATGCTTTTGCAATCATCAGACAGGGCGACACCCTGTTATCGATAAAAGAATATTCACTGGTGAATGTTTGTGGGCAGATTTCTCTGCCCACCATCCTCCTAGTTTTGAATTGCAGATATGAATTCTTCCTTGAACTTCCTTGCTTGACCCATCATTTCTAGTAATGCCCATTCCTTAGCATCCTTGAAATCTACAACTGTGAGCCAGTTATGATGAACATAAAAATCATCATGCAATCCACGAACAGTGACATCATAGCCATACTTTCTGTCATAGCTTATGACCGCCTCTGTTGTTCCGAATGGACACTTGGCAGACCATTGTCCAAACTTATAAGTTTTCTCACCAACTTCCTTGGCATCATCGTTCCATACTAATTTATATTTCATATTTCCTCCTTGAAAAAATTAGTTACCGATTTCATGCTTTCGCAATCGTCAGACAGAGTACACACTCTGTTATCGGTGTGGGCAGATTTCTCTGCCCACCATCCTCCCTCATAAAGTTATTCTAAATTTATCTTCGTTGTAGAAACTTCTGCTAACAAAAACTTTGATAAGTTTGTCGTTATAGACGTCACTAAAATTAGAAATAATTTCCTTTGCGGTTTTTTTAGTTAAGTCAACTCTGACACTGAAAGCATGAGGATAATATCTATCGTTCTTTAGACTTTCTTCATCATAACCACCAAGTGATGTAGATAAAGCAATATTTCTACATCTTCGTGATTTTACAATCTGACTTAATTCATCAGTGGTGACATAAATGTGACCATAAGTAACAGTTTCTAACTGCTCAGGATTATCTCCATAGCCCTTTGGCTCTTGCCTCTTAGCTATAGCATCTTCGATTTTCTTCTTTAGTAATGTTTTCATAATTTCCTCCATAAAAAACATTGGCAATCATCATCAGTTATCTACCGCCACGTAGATAAGACAACGTTAATTTGAAACATTGTTCTACGTAGAACAAAATGCAATCAACGAGGTTTCGATTTAATTATCAACTGTCTGTTGGGAAACAGACGTGATGTGACTTGAGGCAACCCATCCCGAAGTAAAGCAATCCCTTGCAAAGTGTAGTTTGTGTTGGCAAACATACACCCTTCATTTAAGAACAGGTCTAGGTCGTTTTCATGGCTATCGAAGAACTGGGGAGAACTTCTACTAGCAACAGTCTGTTTGTGTTGATACTCTACCGAGCAACAAACTGACTGAACGCAGAACACACATAAGGTTGACTGTCACAGTCATACCTATCGAGGCGGTCTGTATATCTATTATTGAGTAAGAGAGATATTGATATTTCACTCCCATACCTTGTGGTGCAAGGCTGATTTGCTTGTTGTTTTCTGTGTCGTATATTTCCTCCATGTGTTTAATATAAGGGCAACAGGAAAATAATGCAACATTTAATTCAACACTAAAATGTATATCAATATGTGAGCATAGATAAAAGAACATTCACTGGTTAAAATTTAATCATGTACATCGACTGCAGGCACACAATATGGAAAAGAAATTAACAATAAAGCAAAGGGCATTTGTAGACGAGATTATCAAGGGCAAGGTAGGTAGTTATCAGGATGCATATATCAAAGTCTATGATGTGGCTCTAACCAAGACTGGGAAAGTACCTAAGTGGGTCAGGAATGAGGCTAGTAAGTTGGTAGCCAACCCTAGCATCACAATGGCAATCCAGAGAGGTCTGGAGAAGAAGGAACAGACAGTAGTGGCATCTGCAGTCAAGACCAAGCAATACGTCATAGATAGGCTTTACAAGGAGAGTATAGAGTCTGATAGCGATGCAAGTAGAGTTAGAGCCTTGGAACTTTTGGGAAAAAGTGTGTCTCTGTTCACTGATGTAGTAGAGAACAAGGAGGCGAGGAGCAGTACAGAAATAGAGGCTGAACTAGAAGAGAGGATTGAGCAACTACTAACAAAGCATTGATTAAAAAATAACCAACTACCACCCTATAAATAAGACTCGCATTTACTGACCCCACCCCCCGCAAACGCCTGCAGGCAGACAGACATACATACATAGTGTTTTACTCATTCTAATACTAGATTTGATAGACCCCCTACCCCCTATTTTGCAGAAAAAGACCCTAGGAATCCTAAGCCTCTAAAAATTTTATATCATTTTATGTTGACTTTTCGTGTGAAGAGACCGATTATTGTATAATCTGTAGATACTTATACCTATCTAGTAGGTACATACTGTAAGTTAGTGACCACATATAGGTAACTACGTAAATTTTTTACCGAGTATCTACAAAGTATTTGGTTACTACATATGTAGTATGTATGAATAGTAATGTTTTAAGTAAGTTACATACGCTTTCCTCTTCTGAGAAAGAAGAACTTTTATCTCTGTTACAAGAATTAGAACTATCAAAGGCTAGAGAATCATGTGAGGATGAGTTCCTAAGCTTTGTTAAACAGATGTGGTCAGCTTTTATTCATGGTAAACACCATGAGATTATGGCTGAGGCTTTTGAAAGAGTAGCCAAAGGTGAATTAAAGAGGCTAATTATTAATATGCCTCCCAGACATACGAAGTCAGAGTTCGCATCTTACCTATTACCTGCTTGGTTTCTTGGTAAGTATCCTGATAAGAAGATTATTCAGACTGCCCATACTGCAGAACTAGCGGTAGGGTTTGGTCGTAAGGTTAGGAACTTAGTTAATAGTTCTGACTTCAAAGAGATATTCCCTGCTATAAGTCTGCAAGCAGATAGTAAAGCAGCAGGAAGATGGAACACAAACAAAGGTGGTGAGTATTTTGCTATCGGTGTTGGCGGTGCAGTTACTGGTAAGGGTGCAGATTTGTTAATCATTGATGACCCTCACAGTGAACAAGAAGGTGCTAGTGCTGATATCAATGTCTTTAACAAGACCTATGAGTGGTATACCTCTGGTCCAAGACAGCGTTTACAACCCAAAGGCTCTATCGTTGTGGTGATGACAAGATGGCATGATAAGGATTTAACTGGACAGTTAGTCGATGCTAGTGTTAAACGTGGCGGTGCAGACGAATGGGAAGTTATAGAACTACCTGCAATACTACCATCAGGTAATCCATTGTGGGAAGAGTTCTGGAAGTTGGAAGAACTTGAGGCTCTACGTGCCGAACTACCGACCTCAAAGTGGATGGCTCAGTATCAGCAAGACCCCACTGCAGAGGAAGGAGCTATCATCAAAAGAGAATGGTGGCGTGAATGGGAAGGTCGAGAGCCACCAAAGTGTGAGTTTGTTATTCAATCTTGGGATACTGCTTTCTTAAAATCGCAGCGAGCCGACTACTCTGCCTGTACTACCTGGGGAGTATTCTATCGTGAGAGTGATGAAGATGGCATGATGAGACCTGAAATCATTCTGCTAGATGCTCACAAAGCTAGACTAGAGTTTCCTGAATTAAAGAAACGAGCTATGGAATGTTATAGGTCCTATAAGCCTGATGCTTTTATTATTGAGGCAAAGGCAGCAGGTACACCTTTAATATTTGAGTTAAGGCAGATGGGTATACCAGTACAGGAATACACACCAAGTAGAGGTAATGATAAGATTGCTAGAGTTAATGCAGTAGCTGATTTATTTTCTTCAGGCATTGTTTGGTGTCCTCAAACTCGTTGGGCAGAAGAAGTAGTAGAGGAGTTTGCCTCTTTCCCAAATGCCGAACACGATGACTTAGTAGATAGCAGTACACAAGCACTATTAAGATTTAGACAAGGTGGTTTTGTTCCATTACATAGTGATGAAGAAGATGAGCCACTAGAACATAATAAGACAGCGAATTATTACTAGGAGAAAATATTGGCTACAGAAAGAACACCAGTTGATGGTTTGATAGAACAAGACCCAGAAGAGGCAAAGGATGTTAGCATCACTGTAGAAAACCCTGAGTCTGTTGCGATAGAAACAGAGGATGGCGGTATGCTTATAGACTTTGACCCTGAGTCAAAAGATAATATTAATGCAGGTTTCAATAGCAACCTAGTTGATTTTATAGATGACAATGAGCTAGAGAGCTTAGGCTCAGAGCTTGTGGGTGCATACAAAATGGATAAGGACTCTCGTAAAGAATGGGAGGATACTTATACTAAAGGTTTAGACCAACTAGGATTAAAGATAGAAGAACGTACACAACCTTGGAATGGAGCTTGTGGTGTCTTTCATCCTATGTTATCTGAGGCAGTTATTAGATTTCAATCTCAAGCTATAGCTGAAATATTCCCTGCTAAAGGTCCAGTTAAAACTAAGATAGTTGGCAAGATAACTGAAGACAAAGAAAAACAATCACAAAGAGTTCAAGACTACATGAACTATTTACTCACACATGAGATGTCTGAGTATAGAACTGAAACAGAAAAACTTTTATTTTCCTTACCACTGGCAGGGTCTGCTTTCCGCAAAGTTTACTTCGACCCAAATTTAGGCAGACCCAGTGGCATCTTTGTACCATCCGAAGATGTAGTAGTTAATTATGGTGCAAGTGACTTAGAGACTTGTGAACGTGCAACTCATGTTATGCGTAAGTCTGCTAATGAAGTTAGGAAGTTACAGGTCAGTGGTTTCTATAGAGATGTAGAACTTAGCGAATCAAGTAATTCATATTCAAGCATAGAAGAAAAGTATGATGAACTAACTGGTGAGATGAGTAGTGAAGACTACGACCAGAGACATACTCTATTAGAGATGCAAGTTAATCTAGACCTCAAAGGTTTTGAGGATGTTAAGGATGGCAAGGAAACAGGAATACAGTTACCTTATGTAGTTACTTTAGATTATCCAAGCGGTAAAGTTCTAAGCATTAGAAGAAACTATTATGAAGATGATGAACAAAAGAAAAGAAGGTCACACTTCGTTCACTATCAATACTTACCAGGTTTAGGTTTCTATGGTTTTGGTTTAATACATATGATAGGTGGCTTGGCTAAATCAGCTACTAGTTTACTTAGACAGTTAGTAGATGCAGGTACATTATCAAACTTACCAGGTGGTTTAAAAGCTAGAGGTCTACGTATCAAAGGAGATGATACTCCTATTATGCCAGGAGAGTTTAGAGATGTAGATGTACCAGGTGGTGCAATTAGAGATAATATAACTTTCTTACCATACAAAGAGCCATCAGCTACTTTATATTCTTTATTACAAAACATAGTTGAAGAGGGTAGAAGATTTGCAAGCATGGCTGATATGAAAATATCAGATATGAATAACCAAGCACCTGTTGGTACAACATTAGCACTTATAGAAAGAAACATGAAAGTTATGAGTGCAGTGCAAGCTAGACTTCATGCCTCTATGAAAAGAGAGTTTGATATCTTAGTAAATGTTATTAAGGATTTTGGTGAGCCATCATATCCTTATGAAACAGATGAAGAAGAACAAATAAAATCAGAAGACTTTGATAATAGAGTAGATGTATTGCCAGTCTCAGACCCAAACAGTACAACTATGGCACAAAGGATAATGCAGTATCAATCTGCTATGCAGTTAGCACAATCAGCACCACAGATGTATGATATGAAAGAACTACATAGAGAGATGCTTATGGTATTAGGCATACCTGATGTTGATAGTATTATCCCTGATGATGGTGATGTGCCTGCAGTAGACCCAGTCACTGCAGTACAAAACTTAATCAACAATGTTCCTGTTCAGGCATATGAGTATCAAGACCATGATGCACATATACAAACAGTAGCAGCAGCACAAGATAATCCAGAGATTAGAGCTTTACTAGAGAAGTCTCCTAACGCTGGTGGAATATTAGCTGCAGCATCTGCTTATATAAATGACCATCTAACTATGAAGTTTAGAGACCAAGTAGAAAAAGAAATGGGTATTGAACTACCACCTATTGGTGAGCCAATCCCTGCAGACCTAGAGAAGAGAATATCAGAGTTAGTTGCTGAGGCTGCATCTAGAGTTACAGAGAGAGCTAGATTAGAACAGCAACAGAAACAACAAGCTGAACAACAAAGAGACCCATTAGTAGTTCTTAAAGAAAGAGAGATAGGTATTAAAGAGGCTGATGTACAAAGAAAAGCTTTAGGCGACCAAGCAAGATTTGCTCTAGCAAAAGAAAAACTAGATGCTGATACTCAGGTAAAAGGTGCAGAGCTTGGTGTTAAAATTGCTAGCGACTTGCTATCAGATGAAAAAGATAACAAAAAGCAAGCACTCGAAGAATACAAAATAGGACTTGACTTAGGCAAAGACATCGTAGAAGATAGCAATAAGAATGAGTGAAGATATCAGAGAGCAATCTCTATCTGAATTTTTAAAGAAAAGATTCAGAGATATTATGAATGAACACGCAGACCATATATCAACTGGTAGTGTTAAAGACTACCCTGAGTATAAAAAGCTGTGTGGGGTGATAGAAGGTTTAGCATTAGCAGAACGTGAAATGTTAGATTGGCTAGAACAACACTCATTGAATTGAAACTTTTATGGATAAGAAAGCAACAGTTAAGCCAGATAGTGTAGATAAACCTGTAGTTCCAGAAAATACTAAAAGTCAGTTACCTGAGCCAATGGGTTTTAAAGTATTAGTTGCTATGCCACAAGCAGAAGAAAAAACTGAAGGTGGTATATTAAAGGCTAGTCAAACTATAAGGGATGAAGAAGTTAGTAATATCTGTGGTTACGTTTTAAAACTAGGTCCTGATGCATACAATGATAAGAATAGATTTCCAAGCGGTCCTTGGTGTAAGCAAGGAGATTGGGTAGTTTTCAGAGCATACTCAGGAACTAGAATGAAAATGTATGGACAAGAGTTTCGCTTAATTAATGATGACACTGTAGAGGCAGTTGTCGAAGACCCAACAGGAGTAGTTAGAGCATGAGTGAGCAACAGGTAGAAACAGCTATCGAAACAACTTTTGAGCCTGACACAGATGGTAAAGTAAAACCACAAAGTAGTGAGGATAAATTTTTTGGAGTTAAGACAGAAATAAATTCTGATAGCAACGAAAAAGTAGAAGTAGAAGTCGTTAATGAAGACGAGCCAGTAGAACAAGAGGAGCAAGTTCCTGAAGAGAATAAGGAACAACCTCAAGATGATGATGCTATAGATAAAGAAATATCTGACTATAGTAAAAGAGCTGGTGACAGAATAAATAAAATTAAGTACGAGTTCCATGAAGAACGTAGAGCTAAAGAAAGAGAGCAGAAAGAAAAAGACGAGGCTCTAAAAGTTAGCAAAACTTTATTAGCTGAAAATGAAAAGTTAAGAAAAGTTTTAAAAGAAGGTGGTGAGTTAATTAATAAGCAAGCTGTAAGCAATGCTCAGTTTGCTCTTAAACAGGCTCAAGAAAATTATAAGAAAGCTTTTGATGAAGGTGATACTCAAGCAATGGCAGATGCTCAAGCAGCAATAGCTAAAGCATCATACGCAGAGCAGCAAGCTCCTAGTTATGCACAAGCTATAGAGTCATCTATACAATCAGAGGTAAAACCTGAACAGTTACCAAATAATCAAGCAGCTCAAGTTGACCCTGCTATGAAAGAATGGTCAGCAAGAAATCCTTGGTTTATGGGTACAAGCAGTGACAATAAAGCTATGACAGCTTACTCACTATTTTTAGATGAACAAATTAGAGCATCTGGTATTGACCCGATTGCTCAATCAGACAAGTATTATGCCAGTGTAGATGAAGGCATGAGAAAACAGTTTCCTAATTATTTCGGCATATCACAACCAAGTGCGGAAGCAGAAGTTGTGGTAGACCCTAATTTGGAAAAAAGACAACCATCAAATGTTGTCGCACCTGTGACGAGGGATACAGGAAAAAAACCTCGCAATGTTCGATTGACTCAGACGCAAGTTAAACTAGCACGTCAACTTGGTATAACGCCTGAGCAATACGCAAAGCAAATTTTAAAGGAAGCTTAAAATGGAAGAAGACGTAAAAAATAACGTAGAAGAAAATGTAGAGGAATCTGCAGAACAAGTGCGTTCCCCTAGGGAAAGTGAAGACCGAGAGGTAGAACAAAGAGTAGAAAGTTGGGAGAACCCATCAAACCTCCCAAATCCAACTCCACAACCTGGTTGGGTTTTTAGATGGATTAGGACTAGTTTATTAGGTAATGCTGATAACCCTAATGTTTCTAAAAAGTTCAGAGAAGGTTGGCAACCATGCAGAAGTGAAGACCATCCAGAATTACATATTCATATGATGGACTACAAATCTGAATGGGCAGATAAAGGTAATATAGAAATTGGTGGACAGTTGTTATGCAAGATGCCAAAAGAAAAGGCGGAAGCCAGAGATGCACATTTTAGAAAAATTGCTGCAAATCAAATTGAATCTGTTGACAACGTATATTTTAAGGACCAAGACTCAAGGATGGCTACTAAACAAGTGTTTGAGAGAAAATCAAGAACAACGTTTGGAAAAGATTCTTAGTCTAGTCATAAACAATTTTAATAATTTTTTTTTAAGGAGAAACGATGGCAGCATCAGCAGCACCTCATGGTGCAAGACCTGTAGGGTCATTAGTATCTTGTGCGTATAATGCAAAGATTTCTCACTATAAAATTAAAAACAATTATGGCACAGCCATATTTTATGGTGACTTTGTAAAGTGGGCGGATGATAATCCAAACACAACTATACAAAAAGATACAGGAACATCCTCTTTAACACCTATTGGTGTTTTCTTGGGAGTTTCTTATACTGACCCAGTATCAGGAGAATTTCGACAAGACAATCAATATCCTGCTTCAACAGCAGCAGATGATATTATTGCCTATGTTGCATCTGACCCATTCTTAGTAATGCAGATGCAATCAGATGAATCGCTTGACCAAGATGACTTGGGCAAGAATGTAGGAGTTATACAAACTGCAGGTTCTACAGTTTTTGGCATTAGTAAAAATGCTATAGACGGAAGTACCGCAGCAACAACTAATACACTACCTTTAAAGATTATCGACTTTGTCGATGGTCCAGATAGTGCTATTGGTGATAGTAAAACTGACGTATTAGTTATGTTCAATGTTGGACATCAACTACTTAACACAACAGGTATAGGTTAATAGGAGAATAACATGGCAGCTATTTCAAGAGCTAATCAGCTAAAACAACTTCTTCCTGGACTTAATGCACTGTTTGGTGAAGAGTACAACAATTACGAAAACGAGCATGAACAAATTTATGTAAGTGAAAACTCAGAACGTTCATTCGAGGAAGAGTTAAAACTTTCAGGATTTGGTGCAGCTCCAGTAAAAGATGAAGGTGCAGCAGTATCTTATGACGTTGCAAATGAATCTTTTGTAGCTCGTTATGCACACGAAACTATTGCTTTAGGCTACAGTATCACAGAAGAAGCTATGGAGGATAACCTCTATGTTTCACTATCTGCTAGATACACAAAGGCTTTAGCAAGAGCTATGGCTTACACAAAGCAAGTCAAAGCAGCAGTTCCGTTAAATAACGGATTCAGTAATTCTTTCCAATCTGGAGATGGGGTAAACCTATTTACAGCAGATGGTGATGGAGTTACTGGTGGTGACGGACACCCATTGGTTAATGGCGGTAAGAACTCAAATAGACCAGCTACAGGTGCTGATTTAAATGAAACATCTCTAGAAGATGCAGTAATTCAAATCGGTAAATGGACTGACGAAAGAGGTCTTAAAATCGCAGCAAGACCAAGAAAGTTAATCGTTCCATCAGACTTACAGTTTGTTGCAACTCGACTACTAGAGAGTGAATACAGACCAAGTTCTGCTGACAATGATATCAATGCAATTAGAAACAATGGTGTGATTCCAGAAGGCTATTCAGTTAATCATTATTTAACTGATACAAATGCTTTCTTTTTAATCACTGATGTGCCTGATGGCATGAAGCATTTTGTCAGAAGTCCTATGGTAACAAGTATGGATGGAGACTTTGACACTGGTAATGTTAGATACAAAGCTAGAGAAAGATACTCATTTGGAGTATCTGACCCACTTGGTATCTTTGGTTCACCAGGTTCAAGTTAATACTTTAGGGGAGCTTATGCTCCCCTTTTTCTATATCTAGGGATTTTTTTAACCTTTCTATCGACTGCCCTAGCAGACAAGCCAAGACGATAGATTTTTTTCCCAAGGAGGGAACATGGCAAATACTTCTTTTAATGGACCAGTAAGGTCCGAAAATGGCTTTAAAGTCATATCCAAAGATTCAAGCTCAGGAGCTGTAACAGAGTCATTTGTATTAGATGGCTCAGGTTTACAAGTAGCACCTGTAGCATTAGCTGATTCAGCAGCTATTTCGTTAACGGCAGCAGCACATGGTGGTAGGGTATCAGTAGTACCTGCACTAGGTCAGAACTGCACATTATCACTTCCTTCACCATCAGCAGGAGTTTACTTCAAGATTATTTATGGTGGTGCAGCAGAAGAAACAGAAAACCTTATCATTGATTCAGGTTCAGATACCAATTTCTTTTTAGGCGGTATTGTTCATTTAGATTCAAATGCAGATAACGTATCTGTGTTCGCAGACGGAAACTCAAACTCTATATTAACTCTTACAGACTTCGGTGTGTTCGAGATTAATATATTGGCAAAAGATTCAACCAACTGGTATATCTGGGGTAGCCAAGAAGGTGCAGATGCTCCAGCATTTACTGACCAATCTTAATAGGAGTAAACAATGGCTGATGCAGTAACTTCACAAACTATTATAGATGGCGAAAGAAACTGTGTTATGAAGTTTACTAATGTTAGTGATGGCACTGGCGAATCTGCGGTAGCTAAAGTAGATGTTTCTGAATTAGCTCCTAATGCAGAGGGCGTGGCTTGTTCAGAAGTACGAGTGCTTAGAGTGAGTCATGCTATCGTTGGTATGTCTGTTCAATTATTTCTTAATGCTACTTCTAATGTTTTACTTATGGAATTAGCAGAAAGTAGTAATGGACATATGGACTTCAAAGACTTTGGTGGTCTTCCTAATAATGCAGGAAGTGGCAAGAATGGAGACATTTTATTTACTACTAAAGGACACAGTTCAGGAGATACATATTCAATCGTCTTAGAGATGGTTAAAGTATATTCTGACTAAGGAGAAACTATGTATTATATTTCTGAAAATGGAGATTTTCCCCCACAGTATTTTGTGTTAAAGCAAGATGAAGATGGTGTCTTAAGACCTGTATTTGGTCCAGACCCAGACTTTGTGGATGCGGAACGTAAACTTGCAGAACTATCTGGTTCAGATGAAAGAGCTAGAAATGATAAAGGTCATTTCATAGCTGATGATGAATCTACTCCAGATATAAATGAGGCTTATGTTTCAGGAAAAGCACCTGCTAAGAAAAAGAAAGTAGGTAGACCTAAAAAGAAAGCATCTAAGAAATAATGCTAAACGAATCTTTACTGGCTAAAGAACTACGTCAGTGGAGCAAAGATGTATTAGAAAAACCAAATAAAAAGTTTAATAACTTACCAGCTTGTCCTTTTACAAAGTTGACTTGGGATAAAAACAAAGCAAAGGTTGTTTTAGGAGAAGGTGGTCTTTGGGAAGACCTAATACAATTAATTGAAAATTTTGATGATACTTACGATGTCATAATATATTGTGGCACTGATATAGATATTGTTGATAGTACAGAAGTTGAAAATAGATTAAAGACTTTAAATGATTGGATAGTAAAAGATAATCTATGGGTTATGGGTTCACACCCAGAAACTGACGAAGATAATCATGCTGCTAGTCAAGAAGACTTTGAGCCTATTGTTCAAGATTCTTACTACACAGTATATTTACAAAGACTTGATATGTTAGTTAAAGCATCGGATAGTATAGAAAGAAAAGGTTATTACAAGAATTATTCTAGTGATAACTACAACAAGCTTATAAAAGCAAGGAGAAAAAAATGGCTGGAATGAAAAAGTCAAATGTTAAAAAGAAACCTATGCCAGGAATGGCAGGCGGTGGCAAAGCATCTGTTAAGAAAAAACCTATGCCAGGTATGGCAGGTGGCGGTAAGTCATCTGTGAAAAAGAAACCTATGCCAGGTATGCGAAAAGGTATGAAGGTAAAAGGTAAAGGCATGAATAAACGCAAAGGTGGTATGCAAATGCCTATGGTTGAAAACTTTAACGACATGGTCAAAAGAAGGTTTGGCGGTAAAGTTTAAACAGATATGTCTAGAGCCAAAAAGGATTCTAGGTTGGCTAGGGCGGGAGTCTCAGGTTATAACAAACCTAAGAGAACGCCCAACCATCCTACTAAGTCTCATGTAGTTGTTGCTAAAGACGGCAACAAAATTAAGACTATTCGTTTTGGACAACAAGGAGTTAAAGGTGCTGGTAAGAACCCTAAGACTAAAAAGGATAAAGCTAGACGTAAATCTTACTACGCTAGGCATAATGCCCAAGATAAAAACCCTAGCAAGTTAAGTGCTAGATACTGGTCACATAAAGTAAAATGGTAATGACAAGAGCAAATTTTAAAGTTTTAACTAGAAAAGCTCCTGCAGGAAAAAAGAAAAATGCCCTTAAAAAAAGGAAGAACAAGAGAAGTAATAAGCGATAATATATCAAAGCTTAGAAAAGAAGGTAAACCACAAAAGCAAGCAATAGCTATAGCTTTACAAAAAGCTGGAAAAAGTGAAAAGAAAAAGAAGAGACCCAAAAGTAGGAACAGGTAAAAAACCTAAAGGCAGTGGTCGAAGGTTATATACCGATGAAAATCCTAAAGATACAGTTGGTATTAAGTTTGCTACACCAGCAGATGCTAGAGCAACTGTAGCTAAGGTTAAAAGAATTAATAAACCTTTTGCACGTAAGATACAGATACTAACTGTCTTAGAACAAAGAGCAAAGGTTGCAGGTAAAAATGAACAAGCAAAGATAGCTAAAAAAGGTAAAGAGGCTATCAGAAGGAAAGAAGGTAAGTAATGGCAACAAGCGGTACAACAACATTTAATTTAGATTTATCTGACATCATGGAAGAGGCTTATGAATTATGCGGTCTAACTATGAGGTCAGGTTATGATTATAGAACTGCAAGACGAGCACTTAATTTAATATTCTTAGAGTGGCAAAATAAAGGACTAAACCTTTGGAAGATAGAACAAGCTACGCAAACTTTAACTGCTGGCACAAGTAGTTATGCTGCAGAAACATCAGCACTAGAAATAGTAGATGCATTTATTAGAACTGATAGTGGTGATACAAACAAACAGTTTGACCAACAACTAACTAGAATATCTAGAACAGAATATAATCATCAAGCAAAGAAACTTACACAATCAAAACCTACTCAGTTTTTTGCAGATAAAGGTACAAGTGGTATAAACATAGTATTATGGGCAACACCTGATGATACGCAAACATATACTTTAGTTTATGACTACATAAAAAGAATAGAAGATGCAGGTAGTGTAGCTAGCAATAATGCAGATGTTCCTGCTAGATATCTACCATGTTTAACTTATGCTTTGGCTTATAACATAGCTTGTAAAGAGCCTGATGCTATAAACAAAGTTAATATGATAAGAGGCAGATACTTAGAATTATGGAATGAAGTATCTGAGTCTGATAGAGAAAGAGCAGCAGTTAAGTTTGTTCCAGGTGGAACAATTTATTAGTTATGGCATATGCAGTAGGAAGAAAAGCTTTAGGTCAGTGCGATAGATGTGGTTTTACATATAAGTTAAAAGATTTAAAGTATGAAGTAGAAGATGAAAGCAGAAATGGTTTGAGAGTATGTCAAGAATGTTTTGACCCAGACCATCCTCAGCTACAAGTAGGTAAATTAAATACTTCTGACCCAGAGGCATTATTTAATCCAAGAGCTGATGCTGGAGAAAAAGACTCAACTACTTACTTTGGTTTTAACCCTGTATCTAGTACAGGTATGATTGCAAGAGCTAAAGCAGGTAAAGTTAAGGTGGTGATAGGATGACCTATGCAGAATTAAAAAGTTTAATACAAAATTATTTAGAAAATACTGAGGCTACTTTTGTTTCAGACTTACCTAAGATAATAGAACAAGCAGAAACTAGAATACTTAAAAGTGTAAAGCTACCTGTATTTAGAAAGAATGTAGAAGGTTCTATAACTTCTGGCAATAAATATTTAAACACACCATCAGATTTTTTAGATAATTATTCTTTAGCTTTAACAAATTCTGATAGCCAAGAGTTTTTATTGTTTAAGGATGTAAACTTTATTAGAGAGGCATATCCTAATCCTTCAACAACAGGAGTGCCAAAACACTATGCTTTATTTGATAATACTACTTTTATATTAGGACCAACTCCTAATGCAACTTTTGTAGCAGAGTTACATTATTTTTATAAACCAACATCTATAACAGCAGGAGCAGAAAGTGGTACGACATGGTTATCTACTAATGCAGAAAATGCTTTACTTTATGGAGCTATATTAGAGTCATACGTTTATATGAAAGGAGATTTAAACTTAATGCAAGTTTATGAAAAACGATACGACCAAGCATTAGCAAGATTAAAAACTCTAGGTGAAGGTGAAAATACTAGAGACCAGTACAGAGATGATACCTATAGGGTACAAAGAACATAATGTTTAGTGTAGATGTAAAATCAGGAATAGGTGATGTTGGAGTAAAAACAACACACAATGAAGGATTAAGCCCTGAATACTGGACAGAAAGAATAGTAGAAAGATTAGTATCAATAAGCAATAATGCTGACCCTATGGTTAAGGCACAAGCTGAAGCCTTTAGAGATAGTATTACTAATTTAATTTTACTATATATGAAACAAGCTATATCAAGTGACAGAGCTACTGTAGCAGGTCTATTAGAAAAGCAAGGTCATAAAGATATGGCTGATATTGTAAGGAGATTATAATGGCGATTTCGCAAGCAATGTGTACTTCATTTAAAAAAGAACTTTTAGAGGGTGTACACAATTTTAAAAATTCAGGTGGCAATGATTTTAAACTAGCACTTTATACAAGTTCAGCTACTTTAGGAGCATCCACTACAGCATACACTACCTCTAATGAGGCTAGTGGTACGAACTATACAGCTAAAGGAGCATCTCTAACTAGAGTTGACCCTTCAACATCTAGCACTACAGCACTTACTGACTTTGCAGATTTAACTTTTAGTAATGCAAGTGTTACAGCTAGAGGCTGTTTAATATTTAATGACACTGCTTCAGGAGACCCTGCAGTTTGTGTTTTAGATTTTGGTGGAGATAAAACATCTACTGCTGGAGATTTTACAATTCAGTTCCCTGCAGCAGATGCATCAAACGCAATAATTAGAATAGCTTAACTATGGCAATAATTAATGGTTGGGGTCGAGGCACTTGGGGAGAAGGTGCTTGGAGTCAACCGATTGCAGTTTCAGTAACTGGTGTAGCTGGTACAACTGCATTAGGTGATGAAAGTGTTTCTATAAGCACTGTATCAGGTGTAAGTGCAGTAGCAGCAACATCTGGTCTAGGTGATGAATCTGTAAGTGCTGCAGCTAATGTAAGTGTTACAGGATTAGTAGGAACATCAGCTTTAGGCTCTGTATCATTAATTACAAACAACAATTTATCTGTTACAGGTTTTGTTGGAACAACTTCACTAGGTGATGACACAACAACAGGTGATGCTAATGCACCAGTAACTCTGGATTCTTTAGTATCAGGTTTAGGTGGAGTAGTAGTTTGGGGAGCAGTAGATACTTCACAAACACCAAATTATAGTAATATAAGTACATCTCAAACGCCTGATTGGCAAGAGGTGGCATAACAAAGGAAAATTATGGCAACGTATGTAAACAATTTAAGATTAAAAGAAATAGCTACAGGTGATGAGGCTGGAACTTGGGGTGCTTCTACTAATACAAATTTAGAATTAGTTGGAGAAGGTTTAGGTTTTGGCACTGAGGCTATCACAACAAATGCAGATACTCATACATCTACTGTAGCTGATGGCTCAGCAGATGAGGCTAGAGCTATGTACATTAAATATACAGGCACATTAGACAGTGCTTGTACTATAACAATAGGACCAAACACATTAAAAAGAGTTCACTTTATAGAGAATGGTACATCAGGTAGTCAAAACATAATAATAAAACAAGGCTCTGGAGCTACAGTAACTATTGGTCCAGGAGATGTTAAGGTAGTTTATCTAGATGGTGCAGGCTCAGGTGCAGCAGTAAATGATGCTTTTGCAAGCTTATCAACAGTAGATTTAAAAGTAGGTGATGATTTAACAGTTACAGATGATGCATCAGTGGGTGGTGATTTATTGGTGAGTGGTGAAGTGCAGACTGCTAATATAGGTTTTACCGATGGAGATAACGCTATCACAATAGCTGATGGCGGAGGTATAACAGCAGCAGCAGGAATCACATCCACTGCCGCATCTAACACATTTGGAGCAACATCTTTTAATGATGCCAATATAACTAACGTTGGTGATATTGCATTAGATAGTTTATCAGCAGATGGGTCTAGTATTTCAATAGCTAGTCCAGTTGTTATAAATGGTACAACACCTAGTTTAACTATAGGTGATGCAGGAGCAGAGGATACAAGTTTAGTCTTTGATGGCAATGCAAAAGATTTTTATGTGGGTCTTGATGACTCGGCTGATAAATTAGTCGTAGGTGTAGGCTCAACAGTAGGTACAAACTCAATACTAACTTTAGATGATGACTCACTTGTTATAGGTGATGGAGCAGCAGTTGATACTTCCATTGTCTTTGATGGTAATGCTCAAGACTTTTATATTGCACTTGATGACTCTGCTGATGACTTATTAATAGGTAATGGCAGTACAGTAGGCTCTAATGTAGCTATCGGTATTAATGAAAGCCAAGTGGTGCAATTTAATGGAGCATATACATTTCCAACATCAGATGGTAGTGCTGACCAAGTATTAAAAACAAATGGTAGTGGTGCATTATCTTTTGGCACAGTTTCTTCAGGCACAACAACAACTATTAATAACAATGCAGACAATAGACTAATAACAGGAAGTGGCACAGCTAACACATTAGAAGGTGAGGCTAATGCTACATGGAATGGTAATACTCTTGCATTAACAGCAGGAGCAGGAAATACAGGTATATCTCTTACAGATGGCTCAACTAACTATGGTTTTATTGGTGGTGGTAATGCTCTTAAATCAGGTGGTAGTGCCAATGACTTTTCATTTAGAACCGACACTGGCTCTATAGACTTTTACACTAATGGTCAAAATTTAAGGTTTTCTCTTGAATCAAGTGGGCAAATTAACATGACTGATAATATATGTATGGGTACTACTTCACAAAGAGACAATGCTGTAATAACTGCTATAAAAGATGGTAATAATTCTGACGCTGTTTTAGATATGGACCATGGTACAGGTGATGCCTCATTTTATAGATTTATAAAGTTTAGAAAGAAGAATGAATCTTCTGCTGTAGGTAGACTTGATGCAGATATAACAGGTAGCACTATGACACTTGCTTTTGACTCTGATGGTAGATACAAAGATATTTTAGGTGATGCAGATGGTTTAAATCTTATATCA